ATATTGGTGGCAGTATAAAAAATAAATATTCAAGAAGAAAAAATAGATCAAAGAAATCAAAAATTAGTCGCCGGTATTCAAATAAAAAATAAAAATGAGAATTAAATAATATAAAATTAGAATGATACAACTTTAATTACAATTCAATTATTAAAATAGTTTATTCAGTTTATTGTATAATGTAAAATATAAAAAAATATTAATAAGTTTACAATAAATAATATTTCATTATTATATATAAGTAATTTTATTTAGGTTATCCTATAAATAAAAAAACAAATAATGAAATATAAAAAACGGTCTTTAAAAAAGAAACAACGACAACGACAAAGACATCATTTTTCGAAAAAATATGCTGCCGCTGTCACGGTTCAACGCGGCGGAGGGTTTATGGACGTCATTCCTGGTATAAATGCGATGGAAGGGCGGACGAATACGTGTATGGCCGTTCATCCAACTCAACCACTAGTAGCAGTTGGGGATGATTCAGGAATCGTAACATTATGGGAAATAAATCAACCGCAACCAAAAAAGTTGGCACAATTCATCGGTTTACCAACTACTGTAAAGTGTGTAGAATTTCATCCGACTATTCCCGTAATAGCGGCGGCATGTTCTGACATAGTATTGATGTGGAGGATTGACCAAATAAATAGAGAACAACAAGATCAACAAGTTCAACCATCACACACGGTTAGTGATTTTAAGAGAAACGTAGACGTGGTAAAAAAGGAGTATGTTGATGCAGAACGAAGTTTAGAACAGGAACGTAGTAATAAAAAAAAAGTGGAAAAGGAACTTGAAACTCTAAATTCTAGGAATTGGCAGATTATAGGGGAAATTGAGAAACTTAAACCAAATAGTGAACAGTATAAATTTTATATATATACTTATACTAAGAGTAGAGAACAAGCTAAAGTAGATGAATATCAACATAAATTAGAAGACCTAGAATCAAGGTTGTTAAAACTACAAGAAGAAATTAAATCGATAGAAGAACAACGGAAAACATTAGATAAACGTTATAAAGAATTTGACATACGGGGTAAAGAAAAAAATGTAAACGAAAAAGATGCTGAACTTCAAAAAATACAAGATGGTGCACGCGATGAAGTTTCATGTTTTTCTTTTCATACACAAAAATCATATATTGCGGTTGGTGTAAACAATGATAAATTAAAAAAGGTTAACCGAGTCAATATGTATGAGTTCAAAATTGAACCTTCCTCTTCTGTACAACTATTATATTCTTTATATCTCTCATATCAACACTTTATTCCAAGCGAAAAGGTATTATTCACATCGTTTAGTAGTGATGGACAATTGCTTTCCTTTGTAACATTGAATCGAAATGGTACAACTGTTTTACAAGTAATTAATTTTAAAGGTCCAATTAATGCTTATATGACGATTGAAATTGGTTCTTATGAAGTAAAAAAAAAATGCTCATGCATTGCACCTTATAGAACAAGTGTCGGTTATCATAATGGTAGTTATTATGGATTTGCTGGAATGATGCGCACGCATGGGTTTATTATTGGGTGTGATGATGGTTCTTTGATGCTAATAGACACAGTAACAATTTATGTTAATAATATACGTTTAACAAGAGTAGAAGCAGTACGCCAATCAAAAGAATGGAATACAGGAGAAGCGATAGAATGCGTTGCCGTTCATCCATCTTTACATTTATTTGCAACCGGAACACGCGGCGTCGTTACACTGTGGGATATAAATGAACCCAAACCGCTTGTAGTTCAAGCTGAAGTAACTCCTGCTAGGTCGGTCGGATTTAATCAGAAATTTTTGGCAGCATGTGGTCCTGGAAGTATGCGTTTTTATAGCTGTAACTCCGATGATTATGGCGGTTTCAAGGAAGAATATAAAAAACGTAAGAAAATATTGGGTGATGTTCATGACGAGTTAATAGAAAAATCTCTAAAAGGACAATGTGCTATATGTCTCGGATCAATGATTGATCCATTAACAGAATCAGCAATAAGATTCGGGCCTAAAGAAGAAGGATACTTACCATGTACACATAAATTTCATAAAAATTGCATTCAACTATGGTTAAGTCGAGGGAAAACATCATGCCCTGCATGCAGAGCATTAGTACCGCCGGGCGGTTTAACGCTATCAACACCGCAAAAAGTTATTGCAGATAGAATTATAAGTACGAAAGAAAAGAATGAAAGATGGGCGAAATTTGATGAATATGTTCAAAAAGAAATAGCTAAACGTGCTTCAAACGATGTTCAAGGATCATCACCACCTCTTGCTCAAGGATCACCACCACCTCTTGCTCAAGGATCACCACTCCGTTTCATTCAAAGTACACGTGTTCAGGATCAACAACAACCGCCACAAGAATCAAATGAAAGTCAAGGCGGTAGAAGAAAAAAAAACAAATATTCAAGAAGAAAAAATACGTCCAAAAAATTAAAATCTCGTCATCATTATTCAAGAAAAAAATAAAAATGTGAATTAAAATATTAAATTGTATGAAAGTGATTCATTATAATTTAATTATAGTTTAATGTATAATGTATAATTTCGTATATTTTTTTGTTTTGATATAATAACAATCAGGTTTAGCGATATTCATATAGTTGTATAGAAATCTATATTAATAAAAATTAAAAATAAAATACCATGAATCGACTGTTTATCAAACAAAATATCACTTCACTTGCTATTTTACTGTTTATTATACTATTTGGAATTATGGCATACGTGAAACCAAGTTTTATATTTCACAAAGACGGAACCGTTCGTCAGTTCGGAATCGGCTATAAAAATAAAACCGTGATACCAATATGGCTCATTGTCATTGTCATGGCATACTTGTCATACCTGTTTCTGCTTTACTTGCAAGTGTTTTAAGACAATTTAATCCCCTTATTCAAAACTAACCACCACTTCCACATTTTCTGTTTTAATACTTTTGATTGCTGAAACCGACAATTCTTCGCGCTTCTTTCGAGTTTTATTTTTTTCACTTTTGATTTCACTCTTGACTTCATTTGCAATACTATCCAGATCTTCGCCACAGGATGATGATGATATGGAAGATAGTGATGAGGATGTTGAAGAATTTGACGATGACGAGGAACGTTTCGACGTGCTATTCCTCGCATTCATGTCATCTTCAATAGTGTCATAATGCTGTTCAATGTATTGAACAATGTCGTTTTCAATCGCCCATTTAAAAAAATTGAGTTGTCCAATCGTCGTCTGAATGAATGTACCATTCTTATACGGAATTGTAATTCGATCCCACCTACAAAACGGGTCGAATCGTTTTTTCGAATACGCTTTCAGTTTCAATTTATAGTCGACATACACTTTAAACCGCCTGGAACCTTTCGAATATTCATTATTAATCGCATAAACTGTAAAATATTTTTTTGCATAATTTGTTGCAAACCAGTCAATAATTCGAAGCGATATTTTCGAGTGACCGTTAATAATTTGCAACATGACATCCAAATTGTCGTTTTGTTGATAAAATTTTAGTAAATTAGTCAGTAGCAGCGTATTTTGTGTCGTGTATCCGGAACCACCATCAATGTCATTACTATTTGCATTCATTCTCTATAAAATAAAAATAAAAATAATATTAATGTTATAGTTACATGTTTTTGGTTTATATCATTTTCAATAAAAACATTTAATAAAAATATTTATTAAAAATATTTAATAAAAATTATTCCATTTTTCGAAATGTTAATCCAATTTGTTTTCCATATTTAAAGCGGTCGCTATCCATGGTTCCCCGTTTCAAATTGCATTCCAAGCAACTAACAACGACATTGTCCGTATTGTGCCCAACGTCGTTATCAATCCGATCCAGAGTCCATTGCTGTTTTGAATACATGTTTTTATATAAAAGCTCGCAACTACGCTTACAATAAAAACATTTCAACTTGGAACACAATAGTTTGTCAACAACGTCTTCGAGAGATACAAATAAATCTTTTTGAAATATCTTTTTTTCGACGTCTTGTCGCCTGTACCCTGCAATCTTGCTTGTTAATTCTTTTAAAATAAGAGAACGATGTTCTACATCGCCGCATTCCATATTCAAATACAATTTTGATATTTCGGTCATTTGGTAAGCGTGTGTTAAACAATGCTCCAACAAATTCCATTTTTCACACGATGTTCGCTTTAACCCTTCTGATTTCGTAATAACCCTTTTAGAGTCCGATTTTATACAGAGGGGTATATTGTTTTCGATACACTCTTTTTTTAACATTATTCCTAACTTTTTACCGTGAATACCGCAAACGTTGATATTTTTTATCATTTTATTTTACAAAATTTAGATAAATTTAGAAATATTATATTAATAATTTATAAATTATTATATATACTATAGATATAAATAGTTTTAGTAAAAATGAATAATATGAATAATATGCTTAGTACGCTTTTTGGCCCACTGACTCGTGAATACTGTTTGTATTATTACGGGTTTTCCATCTTTTTTTATGTTTTATTTGTTTTTGTAACTGTGTTTTCTCTCTACAGTTTATTTTCAAAGAAATTTAGTTTCGGATTGCTGCTCAGTTTGTTCATGAGTTGTTTTACATACTTTTTAGCATATTTTGTTTCACGCCTGTCGTATTCCATGTGTGTTGGCAGTTTGGCCCCGTCATCTGCTTCATCTCCCATGCACTTGTTTTAATATTTATTTATGAATTTACCGTACATTGTATTCAGATATATAATTTATCATATTTTTGATAATAATATAAAATATGATAAATTATTATTTATGAAATAGATTTAAACTCTATTTCATAAATATATATAAGTTACCGACAAAAATTCACAAATGGATTCGCATTCAAATTTAACACAAGAAATGAATGAAAAATCTAATAATTCAAATAATAAAAATCATACTAATGAAAACGGAACCAATGTTACTCCGGCAAAAGAAGAATGCATTGAGCTTAGAAACATGAAATACAAGTCCATGTTGCTAAAAAAAACAAATACAAAACAGTTAACAAAGTGTAATTCAAATGTTGATATTGATTCTTTTTTAGAAAAGGAAAGAACGCAAAACAAGGAAGACCAGTGGACAAAATTAGACAAGTCGATGAAAAATTCAAAAATAGTTGTATTTGTTGATCATTACGCGAGTGAAAATAATTTGAATGATAAAGATAAATCATTTCTTCAAAATTTTTTATTTTACTGTCTTGAACAAAAAAAGTTGATAAAAACGAAGGATGTTGTCTATGATAAAGTAACCGGAACCATTACATCCATTCCTTGTTTATTATATACACCGACGCTAGCAAAAAAGTTTACCTTGAAGCGATGTGAAAAAAGACCATCGACGCTGAGTTCGCTTGCTCCAAAAAGCAAAGTAAATAGAAGATCAATATCAATGCCATCAAAATCAATTACTACTGCCGCCGCCACTACTACGCGTGATGAAGATAAAGAAAATAAAAATAGCGTTTAAGAAGGCAACTTCGATAAACTGTCGTGATTGCATAAATTATGTAGTTTCATTACTATTTCAGCCAGGGTTGTCTTTATATATGCAATATCTTGCGACATTTGTAAAATTGTGTCAGCGTTTGTTGTATTATAGTCATTTGCGACATTTTCATCTAGAACGTTTTTTCTTGTTTTAATTTTTTTTAGTTTATTGAAAATAAAATTTACATCGCCATCGTTTTCATCATTTTCATTTCCATTTTCATTTCCATTTTCAATAACATGCAATTCATTTCCAAAACTAACACGTTTTTCATTGACACTCCTTTCAGCACTTGCAATTTTGTATGTAACAAATTGTTCATTATTTTTATTTGAATTTGAAACTACATGAGAAGATTCTAATTCGGGTGTAAAAACATTTTTTATTTGTTCCAATTCTCTCTCTCTGGACGCCAGCGCTTCCGCGAGTAAACGTTCCATATCACTCCCAATCGGTTTATCATAAACATCATCTGTGAAATTAATTTCTTCAGGTTTTTTCAATTTTAAAATAGAAGACATTTCTTCTTCTTTTCTTTTAAACTCATTTTGAAATGCATTTTGACGTTCTTTTTGCATATCTTCTGCTCTATAAATTGTTTCCAGTTGCGGAACTTGTTGTTGTTTTTTTTGGTAGATTTGTTGATGAGGATTCTGGTACGGTTGTTGCTGTTGCGATTGTTGAATTTTAATGGCTTCTATTTTCTTGCATATAATTACAACTGCTTCTTTATTTATTGCATTCAGGTTTACAGGTTGATTTAATATTCGACAGTGTTCACTCATCTTATGAATGGTCTGTTCGAATATTTCCTTAATGGCGGGCACTTGACTGTCGGGTATTCCATTAAATTTTCCACCTCCATGCAAAACGCTCCACAAAAGCGCTTTATTTTCATTTCCTGAAAATGCCGACACTGCTGCTGTTTCCGCTATCGAGTTCATTCGTTTTTCTTTAAATAAATAAAATAAATATAGATGGATAAATATAAAATGAAATCTTTATTATTAAATTTAATAAATTATTTAATTTAATAAATAATTAAATTATTAAATTGATTTGTTTTTATATAAGACGAATCATGATACATACCGCCGTATAAATGAGACAACTTGCCGTCGTCAGCCCTCTTGATTTACAGGTTGGAGAAGAATACTTGATTGAATATATCGGCGAACATAAGCACTCTAAACCAAGATGCAAGGGCGTATTTACTGGAAACATATTGCCAGAATGCGAATATCAGTGCATTCTATCCAAATTTAACAACATCCAGGAGAGGACGCCGTTTAAACCCGATTATGAATACAAGTTGCAAGATTGTTTTTATAAATATTACAAAGCCGACGCATTGACGCGGGCATACACCACGCACGTATTGCGCACAATAACAGGGGATCCAGATTTTCAGTTTGATTTACCCGCGACAAAAAAATGATACAAAAAAATGATACAAAAAAATGATACAAAAAAAAACACAAGAGACAACACGAAATGATGCAATGCGATCATAATAAGGTTACCATTCTCAATACAAAATATTGAATAAGATGGTCTGTTTTGCATTCTTGAATGTGTGTTATATATTCAACAAAATCTAAAAATTTTGAGTTTATACATTCGGGATGATGTTGTACAACATAATTCAAAAAATTTTTTATTATATTTTTACGTTCAATATTATAGGTTACGCTAATTTCATTTAATTTACAAATAATAACAGCCGGTTTCATTTTCGTTTTCAACATTATTGTTACGTTTTTCCATACATCATTCGTTATAACTTTACATTCGCACAATACGTGTTGATTTGACTGCATATAGTTTATCATACTTCGAATGTCGGAATTAAAATGGCGTTGTATCGATGTTAAAATTTCCAAACTTGCATTTAATTTTTCAGCCGTATTAATTTTTTGTAAAAATGATATAATTTTTGAATCTGGTAACATATTAAAACGCATTCTTACAAACTCGGTTTGCAGCGCTTCATCGATTCTGCTTATATAATTGCAGATCAAACAAAAACGAACATTGATCGAATTGTTAAAATTGTTTAATAAATATCGCAGTGCTATTTGTGCATTTTTTGTCATATAGTCAACTTCGTCCAATATAACAAATTTCATACCGTCGCCAAACATCGACTTTGATGTTACAAATCCGCTAATCTGATTTCGTATAATGTCGATACCTCGTTCATCCGATGCATTTAAATGAATCATTAGTCCCTTGTTTTTTTGATCGTATTTTTCCTGGTACGCGTTTATCATGTTGATAATCGTTGTTGTTTTCCCGGTTCCCGGTGGTCCATAAAACAATAAATTTGGAAAGTAATTATTTTCGATGACGGATTCAATTATTTTTTTATTTACATCATCCAACACAATGTCATCGAAATTAGACGGTCTATATTTTTCAACCCACGGCGTCGAGTTGTTTATTTTATCATTATGAACATTATCTTTAGCAACTTCCATTTTTAACAACCTATTCATTATTTATAAATAAACTTTAACTCGTATTTTAATAAATATTTTATAAAAAAATATTATATATATAAAATTTATAAATTATGACTTCAAAAAATACTAACGCAGACACTAAATTTAACTATGCACATACATTTCTATCAAATAAATTAAATGGTGCATTATTAACTGCCAATGACATAAAAGAACTGTTACATAATTTAAAAACCTTTGTTTCATTTTGTCCATCAGATTCTAAATACAAATTTAACGATAATGATCCAAATTTTAGTATTCTCAATATGTCTCTTTCTGATTTTGAAAATAACGATTTGGGCGAATCTAAATTTTTGTGTGATGAACAGTTGGAGCATGTGTTTAAAGTTGATATTCAAAATAAGAATTCAAATACACTTAATAAAATCATTTTAGGAAATTTTCCTCCGAAAGTAAAACAAGTTTGTAAATTTCACCGCGATGTTAGTTTAAAACGCGTTATTCAGAATATTACAAAAATGCCACCAGGTAACAGAATTATTGTTGCAGAAGATGTCTTTTTTGACGTTTTTGGTAATAGTATAACTGCAAAAATAATGTTTGTTTCATATCAAAATGATAAAAAAAATAAATGTGTATTATTTATTCGTCAGGAATCTATGATCGAACCTGGTGAAACTGGTGCAACTCGTGCAACTCGTGCAACTCGTGCAATTAATGGAACTGGTGCAACTGGTGCAACTGGTGCAACTGGTGCAACTGGTGCAACTGGTGCAACTGGTGCAACTGGTGCAACTGGCAAAGGACCCAGAGGATCTGTAGGAGAAGCCGGCGCAACCGGCGCAACCGGCGCAACCGGCGCAACCGGCGCAACCGGCACAACTGGTGTCAGAGGAACCACTGGTCCAACTGGTCAAACTGGTCCACCTGGTGCACCAGGCGTAAATGGTTCAGATGGTCTGCGAGGTGCAACTGGTGACAGAGGACCTGCTGGCGCAGCTGGCGCTAGAGGTTCAACTGGCGCAACTGGCGCTACAGGTTCAACTGGCGCACCAGGTCCAGCTGGTGGCAAAGGAATTGCTGGAGCCACAGGCGCAACCGGCGCAACTGGAGCCACAGGCGCAACTGGCGCACCAGGTGAAGTTGGTGACAGAGGAGCCAGAGGCGCAACTGGCGCAACTGGAACCACAGGCGCAACTGGCGCAACTGGAGCCACAGGCGCAACTGGCGCAACTGGAGCCACAGGCGCAACTGGCGCAACTGGAGTCACGGGTCCACAGGGGAAAGGGTTTCGTATTTATACAACAATTAATAATGCAAGTGGTTTGACAAGTATTAATACAACCGATATTATGTTGGGAGATTTTGTTCTTAATGGGAACAATGGTGATTTGTATATATATAGTGGTTCTGGTAATGGAGACAATGGATCAAGTTTTAAACTTCTTGGAGACATTATAGACCATACACAATTGATTGGACCAACAGGTGATACGGGCGCTACGGGCGCTACGGGCGCAACTGGAGCAACTGGAGCAACTGGAGCAACTGGAGCAACTGGAGCAACTGGCGATACGGGTGCAACTGGTGCAACTGGTGCAACTGGTGCAACTGGTGCAACTGGTGCAACTGGTGCAACTGGTGCAACTGGAGAAACTGGAGCAACTGGTGCAACTGGTGCAACTGGTGCAACAGGTGATACTGGCGCAACTGGAGCAACTGGAGCAACTGGAGCAACTGGAGAAACTGGAGCAACTGGTGCAACTGGCGCAACAGGTGATACTGGCGCAACAGGTGATACTGGCGCAACTGGAGCAACTGGAGCCACAGGAGCAACTGGAGCAACTGGAGCAACTGGCGCTACAGGCGCAACAGGGGCTGGAGCAACTGGAGAAACTGGTGCAACTGGAGCCACAGGAGCAACTGGAGAAACCGGGGCTACAGGAGCAACTGGTGCAACTGGAGAAACTGGAGCAACTGGAGCAACTGGCGCAACTGGAGAAACCGGGGCTACAGGAGCAACTGGAGCCACAGGAGCAACTGGAGAAACTGGCGCAACTGGTGCAACTGGTGCAACTGGAGCAACTGGCGCAACTGGAGAAACCGGGGCTACAGGAGCAACTGGTGCCACAGGAGCAACAGGGGCTGGAGCAACTGGTGCAACTGGAGCAACTGGCGCAACTGGCGCAACTGGAGAAACCGGGGCTACAGGAGCAACTGGTGCCACAGGAGCAACAGGGGCTGGAGCAACTGGAGAAACCGGGGCTACAGGAGCAACTGGCGCAACTGGAGAAACCGGGGCTACAGGAGCAACTGGCGCAACTGGCGCAACTGGAGAAACTGGCGCAACTGGAGCAACTGGGGCTACAGGCGCAACTGGCGCAACTGGAGAAACCGGGGCTACAGGAGCTACAGGAGCAACGGGGGCTGGCGCAACTGGCGCAACTGGCGCAACTGGTGAAACTGGTGCAACTGGAGCCACAGGAGCAACTGGAGAAACCGGGGCTACAGGAGCTACAGGAGCAACGGGGGCTGGCGCAACTGGCGCAACTGGCGCAACTGGTGAAACTGGTGCAACTGGAGCCACAGGAGAAACTGGCGCAACTGGCGCAACTGGCGCAACTGGCGCAACTGGTGAAACTGGTGCAACTGGCGCAACTGGTGAAACTGGTGCAACTGGAGCCACAGGAGCAACTGGCGAAACTGGTGCAACAGGAGCCACAGGAGCAACTGGAGAAACTGGCGCAACTGGAGCAACTGGCGCTACAGGCGCAACTGGAGAAACTGGTGCAACTGGATCCACAGGAGCAACTGGAGCAACTGGAGAAACCGGGGCTACAGGAGTAACTGGAGCAACTGGCGCTACAGGAGCAACTGGAGAAACCGGGACTACTGGCGCAACTGGAGCAACTGGGGCTACAGGCGCAACTGGCGCAACTGGAGAAACCGGGGCTACAGGAGCTACAGGAGCAACGGGGGCTGGCGCAACTGGCGCAACTGGTGAAACTGGTGCAACTGGAGCCACAGGAGCAACTGGAGAAACCGGGGCTACAGGAGCTACAGGAGCAACGGGGGCTGGCGCAACTGGCGCAACTGGCGCAACTGGTGAAACTGGTGCAACTGGAGCCACAGGAGCAACTGGAGAAACCGGGGCTACAGGAGCTACAGGAGCAACGGGGGCTGGCGCAACTGGCGCAACTGGTGAAACTGGTGCAACTGGAGCCACAGGAGCAACTGGAGAAACTGGCGCAACTGGCGCAACTGGCGCAACTGGCGATACGGGTGCAACTGGCGCAACTGGAGAAACCGGGGCTACAGGAGCAACTGGAGAAACCGGGGCTACAGGAGCTACAGGAGCAACGGGGGCTGGCGCAACTGGCGCAACTGGAGAAACTGGTGCAACTGGAGCAACTGGCGCTACAGGCGCAACAGGGGCTGGAGCAACTGGCGCAACTGGAGAAACCGGGGCTACAGGAGCAACTGGTGCAACTGGAGAAACTGGCGCAACTGGAGCAACTGGAGCAACTGGAGCAACTGGAGAAACTGGTGCAACTGGAGCAACTGGCGCAACTGGAGAAACTGGAGCAACTGGCGCTACAGGCGCAACAGGGGCTGGAGCAACTGGCGCAACTGGAGAAACCGGGGCTACAGGAGCAACTGGATCCACAGGAGCAACTGGTGCAACTGGAGAAACTGGCGCAACTGGAGCAACTGGAGAAACTGGTGCAACTGGAGCAACTGGCGCAACTGGAGCAACTGGCGCTACTGGAGAAACTGGTGCAACTGGATCCACAGGAGCAACGGGCGCAACTGGAGCAACTGGAGAAACCGGGGCTACAGGCGCAACTGGAGAAACTGGAGCAACTGGCGCTACAGGCGCAACAGGGGCTGGCGCTACAGGAGCAACTGGAGAAACTGGCGCAACTGGCGCAACAGGAGCAACTGGCGCAACAGGAGCAACTGGAGCAACTGGCGCTACAGGCGCAACTGGAGAAACCGGGGCTACAGGAGCAACTGGTGCAACTGGAGAAACTGGCGCAACTGGAGCAACTGGAGAAACCGGGGCTACAGGAGCAACTGGAGAAACCGGGGCTACAGGAGCAACTGGCGCAACTGGAGCAACTGGCGCTACTGGAGAAACTGGTGCAACTGGATCCACAGGAGAAACTGGCGCAACTGGAGCAACTGGAGCAACTGGAGAAACCGGGGCTACAGGAGCAACGGGCGCAACTGGAGCAACTGGTCCGGTTTCTCCTATCACATTTGCTGCAACCATTACAGGCGCAACTGGTTCATCAGCATTAGAAATTAATTTAACTACATTCAGTCCTTTATGTTACGCAGTAGTGGCGGGTGGTAATATTGTTCGTACTATCGCTTCTATAACTTTAATTGGCAATAGTAATCCTTCTAATCATGCAGGATTTATTGGTCAATTATTTTTAAAGAATACAAGTGGTGGTACCATACAATTAAATTCTGGTCTGTTTTCAGATAATATTCAGGTTGATAATCCTGGTAACACCATTATATATATAGCACATAATGGTTATGTAACAGGATTTTTGTTATGTAACGGAATTACCTATTTTTTGAATTTCACAGGACCATACAATCCTTAAAATAAATGATTATTAAACTGGCAATGCATTATGAGTATTATTGTATTTTATGACTATTATCTATAAATCTATGAATAACATCTCCATTTTTTAAAAACTTATAAATTATTTATAACTCGTATTTTATAAATAATTCATATCTATTTTCCTTATAAACTTTTAGACCATGGCATTTTAACATTTTAACACCGAATATATTTTATATTAATTATTATTAATATAAAAATTGAATTAAAAAGATATTCGATTATATTTTATTAAGTCGTCAAAATGGAACCAATATCTTCTCATTCTTCTTCTGTTTCGGGTTATCTTGAACTCATATTAGGTCCGATGTGGTCTGGAAAAACGTCGATGCTTTTAACGTATTATAGACAATTTCGTTTTTGTAAGCTGAAAGTGTGTGTTGTAAATTTCAAAGCAGATGATCGATATTCTGAAACCATGCTTTCAACGCATGACAAACAAATGATACCTTGTATTATGGGTTTCTCAATGGAAGAAATATTACAAGCAGAGGAAAACGCGAAACAAATAAATGAATGCGATGTTATATTGGTGAATGAAGGGCAATTCTTTCAAGACATTGTCGAGTTTACAACACAAATGGTGGAAGAACAACATAAAAAAGTATATATTTGTGGCCTAGATGGAGATTTTAAACGAGAAAAAATTGGAAAACTACTCGACCTTGTTCCACTAAGCGACAAAGTGACAAAATTGCGCGCGCTTTGCGGAAAATGCAAAGATGGAACTCATGCACCATTTTCATTCCGAAATACGAACAGCACCGAACAAGTGTTAATTGGTGCAGATGACATTTATGTTCCTCTATGCAGAAAGTGTTACCAAACCGAAAATGTAAAAAAGGACAAGTGAACAATAATTACCTTGGTTTAAATTAGATTAACGTTGGACCCGCGTAATATATGAAAGTTATACTCGATGAATCTTATGAGTTCTTGTCTTGGTTCTTGGGGTCCGCGCCCGCGTCCTAATCGTCCTAGTCATCGTTCTCATCTTCGTTTTTGCTCGATCTTTGCGTTTTGAATAAGATGGAGAGAATTTATTGAGATCTTTTATTTTTTCATTGAATTTTTTAGCATTTTTTCCTTTGAGTGCCTTCATTTTATCTTTCTCAATCGGATTATAATTTAAAAACCACTCGTCATATTCGCGCGTCCCCTTTTTACCTTTCAATTTATTAAACATGTGCGACTTTACATCTTTGATGTCTTTCAGCGTCACCTGTTTACCGATGCACGGTTTTGCAAACCGTTTAAAAACGCCATCATTTTTTGTCAAATTGTCATACTGCAAATCGTAAATGTATTGGCTCATACAAAGCAACCTGTCTCGATCATAATACGGGCGATTTATATAAAGAAACAACAAGTAAAAACTGAGAATGGTGTCTGTGCTCGCAATATGCACATCTTTTTCTTTAATGCGGACAACATTGTAATTATGACAAGCACCGGGAGCCGGTTCATAAACGAATGCCACCGTTCTTCCATCCACCACAATTTCATAGTGTTCGGAAATATGCTCTCCGAAATCTTCGCGCTCTTCCACAATGACGCGACTGAAATGTCCCGTTTTGTCCAGCTTGTCTTTCAATTTATGCGCCGATTTTTTAGCATCTTCAGACAACAAATCAAATGACGGCACGGCAGAGTATAGGACGGAACGCTGGTCTTTTTTCAAGTGTTCGGAAAAAAGCGCACACGCGTATCCTCCAAAAAATACCAGCTTTTCCGCAATGGCTTCGTCGCGTACAATCTCAAAGATTTCCTCCTCCTTTTTCGATGGCGCCGCTATCGCACCTTTTGCTTTTTTCAAACAGTTGTCTCCTTTCAACGGAAAATTCTTGTTGAAAAGAAGCAGGCGCTTATACACCTTTTCCCAGCGGCTCACATCACCGTCGGGACGCGACAATTCCAAATACATGGACATTCTCAGAAAATTGATTGGCGCATACAAGATTCCGTTGCGCTCTATTGATTCGCGCATCAAACTTTTAAACAGTTCCGGCTCGATAAACGTAATGTCGGCAACGCCAATAAAGTTTACAAACACCTTGTACGTTCCCGTGTGCATGCCGGATTTCGCCTCCACGTCATTGAATCCCTTTTTATAGAATATATCCGCAAGCTCTTTGGCATCGTCCAGCGAATTCGGCGAAAAAAAATCATAGTCCGGAATCTCCCGCTTCAAATCATAAAATTGATCCTTTTCCGGTAAAACGTTATTTATAGAAATTCCACCGTAACAAATCAGCTTTTTACTAATTAAAAACTGCTCGACAATCAAAATGATTTCCTGAATTGTAGGATTGTTCATCAGTTTCTCACCTTGTGACGCTTCAATCTCTTTTTGTGACTTTTTCAATATCTCTAAAGAACGTTTAATATTTTTTTCACTCATTGCTATTTATTTATTTATGATGATTACTATATTACTATTATAAAAATTTTTTTAAATAAAATATTAAAAACGGCAATTTAAACATAAAATTGATTAAATTAAATTAAATATATTTATTTCAATTTTATAATAATTATTAAATTATTCAACTATTTGTTTGAAAATAAATCCATTATATGTTTTCAGTTTATAACATTTCGGTCTATCCTCATCAGTATATTTGTGATAATTACAACATTGATTGATTCCAGTATATTTAATTTTTAATTTTTTACTTGCATCATAACCAGATTCAAATGTATTTATTATTTGATTAGTTGTCTTATCTATTTGAAGAGTAACTATGCACTTCTTCGGTCCACTCTTCGCTCCATATGCATCACCATTATCAGTTTTTGCAATATTTAAAATGTCTGGTAGTTTATCTACATCTTCTTCAAATATAAAAATGTGTGTTTTATTATATGTTTTTATTTTAGGATATTTTTTTTTACCATCACCATGATAACAATAACACATTGACAAAATCGAGGTTGAATTGATATTTAATATTTGACTTCCTTCACTTGCGCCATAAAATTTACAAACAATATTTCCAGTTTCAATTTCTATTTGTAAAATATTTTTACTGTTTTTTCCTTTTTTTAAATTGTTAATAGTTTCTTTTGTATTCATATTTTCTTTGTATGTTACCCATTCTAAATTGCTAACATGGTTATTCAGTATATTTGTATCTTTATGATTTACTACTGGTTTTTTTTCTGGATTTTCTAAAAATGTTTCAGCGACTAATCTATGAATTAAACAATTTTTTTTAGTTCCATCATCACGATAAATATTAACAAATCTATACCCAGATACTTTTGAACCTTTCAAAATACGATTCGTGCGTTCATGTTTTACTTCGCCAGTATTTGAAACCAAATACTTATCTAGTTCAGGATAAGATTTCCATATAATATTTTCAATTTCATTTTCTTTATAATTGTAATCATTTTGTTGAATATCTGCATATGATATTTCCAAATCTTTAAACATACATTCGCCTTTGCCACCACCACCTCTTATTTTTTTATTTTTACATTTTGTTGTTATTGTTCCTTTACTACAATTAAAAAATTTCGCACATTCTGTTATACTATCAAAAAATTGTTCTTGGTTTGATATTTTATTGAACACTCTTGTAGGACGTTTAAACTTATTTACTAAATTATTATCGACAGCATGTCGCATGTTATCTATTTTTGATATCCATTCGAGATTAGATGCGCAGTTATTATAAAAATCACCATTTTTATGGTTCACCTCTGGTAAATCATTTGTATTTTCAATAAAATGTTCAGCAACTATGCGATGTAAATAAAAACCTTTATGTTTATTATCGTTTGTTGGAAGATAAATCCTTGCTCTTGAATTTGTTTTTTTTAATCTATCATAGTTAACTGTAATATTTTTTTTCCTTGTAATTTGTCGGATATTACTTAAATTAGACACTTCATAGCTAGGCGAATATAATACAGTTTTCCATACTTCTTCCATTGTGATGATATATGATATAAACATTTGTTTAAATCAATTCAATTTAATAATAAAAATAAAATCAGGAAAATCAATGTGCCAAGCAAAGATGCAAGGAGGGGTCAGAGGGGAACCAAGGTTCCCCTAAATCGTAAAACTGTACATGTTGGATTGCAACGGGCGACTGGCAAACGAAAGTTTCGGGTCTTGCGGCGTGGGCGCCTGGATCGTTTGAGGAACAAACATTAATTCCTTTGGCTTCAACAGGAATGCACTTTTCATCGGACCCGATTCAAACCAGTCATTATACACCGCCAAGTTCCCGTCACGCGTCAGCTGAAACGATTGCGCCATACACTGACACCCCGCCAAAGACGGCGCCATCGGGTCATAATTTTCCGCCGACATGGAAGGAACCGGAAGAACAATTGTCATAAACTGTTTATTAAACGACGTCAATTCCGTAATGTCAGGACTGTTCAACACATCAAACACGGTCAAAATCCTCAAAAATGCCTTGCTCGTCAAATTCGTTATTTCATGCATACGTTCCGCATTCGGCTGATACAACAGCGGATTGCTTTCTACAATAATCACAATTTTGTTTTTTAAATTAATCACCGGTTCAGCACATATATTTTTCCCGCCAAATTCGTGACCATAATCCAGCGGCATCAAATAGTCACTCAGTTTCAACTTGATTGTATCCGCCATGCTATTCAAGACGTTCGCGTGGTTGGTTTTGATTCTGAATAGTAGCAGCAGCGGATCGCTGGGATTGGGACACACGTTTGAACTCGAACTAAATGCCGATGACGCGATTGCGTCCATGGCTTCATCAAACGAAACCGAATTGTATGTTTCCTTAATGCATTTGTCGTCGCTTAATGAAGTGGAAATGATTGGCTTCCCGTTTTTGCCGTACACTTCGAAATCCAGACACCTGCAGCCCATTCGAATTGCGTGTTGAAGCGCGCACACGTTTACATAATCGTTTGAAAAATTTCCCGTGGAGCAACAATTGTATGCCGTTTTTATGTAATAATCTCTCAATAAGTATTGAGAAGACGGGTCCGAAGAAGCCGTCGTAATCCAACTCGAATTTAGTGCCGCCGATTTTTTACCGTTTAAACGTCTGCAGCTCTTTGGAAGCAGCGTCATTTTATAATACACGTAATATGCAATGCACCCCGCTATGAATAGTACCAGCGTGGTTCCGATAATATGAACAAGCGTCGTATTATCTGTTTGTGAAATGAATGATTTTACTTGCAACTGTACATTGTTGGCGGCATCGGCAATACCTGAGATTGCAGCGCTGCCCGGAGTACTTGGACTTGACATTTTTTATTCTTTATTTATTTTTATTATATTAAATATTTTGTATTATGAGTTTATCTAAATCTTATAAATTATATATATTTTAAATTATTGAATTATATGTAATTATTTAATTGAATGAATTATAATTTAAAATTATAATATCTAGATTATATAGTATTTTATATTATATCTCTCTTCTCTCCGATCTCTCTATTTTATAAAAAATAAATAAATAAATAACACAATGGCCGGAGGTTTATTGAATTTGGTCGCATACGGAAATCAAAACGTGATTCTTAATTCCAATCCTAAAAAAACATTCTTTAAAACAACCTATGCAAAGTATACAAATTTCGGTTTGCAAAAATTTAGAATCGATTTCGACGGACAGAGAAATTTAAGATTAAATGAATCCTCTAAATTCACATTTTACATTCCACGCTATGCCGAACTGCTAATGGACACGTACCTGGTTATCACGCTGCCAAACATTTGGAGCCCTATACTGCCACCCCAGAGCTGCGGTCAATCGTGGACTCCCTACGAATTCAAATGGATCGAAAATATCGGGACGCAAATGATCAAAGAAATCACAATTTCTGTCGGCGGCCAAACGCTTCAAAAATTAACAGGCGGATACTTGCAAGCGCTTGTAGAGAGAAACTTCAACGGAACCGAGCGCGACTTGTATAACCGCATGACCGGCAATATTCCGGAGCTGAATAACCCTGCCCTGTTTTCATCCAATAATGGAAAATATCCGAATGCCTTTTATAATTACTATACACCACCTAATCCAGCAGGCATTGATCCGTCCATTCGATTCAGAACATTATACATTCCCATCAATGCATGGTTCACGATGAGCAGCAAAATGGCATTTCCGCTTGTCGCCCTCCAGTACAACCAGCTTCAAATCGATATTACGCTGCGACCCATTCGCGAACTGTTTGTCATTCGCGATGTGTCGAATCCGGCCACCGGTAGCGCAACTGCCGCACCCAGCACTACAAACGCGGAGCCGCCGTATTTTCCCGAATACGTTACGCCCAATTACATTCAGCCCAATTTTAACGACAACCTACAACAATTTCACCGATTCATTCAACCGCCTCCTAATATCGAACTGGATTACGGCAGTTCGACTCGAAGCGACTGGAATGCCAACATTCACTTGATGTCCACTTACTGCTTCTTGTCCGCGGACGAAGCCAAGCAGTTTGCAACCGTGCCGCAGCAATACTTGTTTAAATCCGTATATCAGTGGGATTTTGAAAACGTCACCGGCAGTCGTCGCGTATGGCTGCAAAGCACGCTCGGTATGGTCGCCAGCTGGATGTTTTATTTTCAAAGGAGCGACGCATATTTGCGAAACGAGTGGGGCAATTATACAAACTGGCCTTACAAGTATAAACCCGATGGGTTATTGCCGGCTCCCATGGATGTGCCACCATGGACTTTGTCATGTCCGCCAAGCTCCGTTACTTTCGGACCAGGATATAATCCGGTGTTCCCTGTAAATCCGGATACCGGATACTTTATTACGCCACCATTCAGCGTTCAAAACCAAAAAGACATTCTTTTGAATTTAGGAATTTTGTTGGACGGCAAATACAGAGAGAATTTACTCGATGCCGGAATTTACAATTATCTCGAAAAATATACCAGCAGTCGTGGTTCAGCACCTGACGGGCTTTATTGTTACAATTTTTCCCTGAATACCGAACCCAGCGATTTTCAACCTTCCGGCGCAATTAATGCCAGCAAGTTTTCAACGATTGAGCTAGAATTTACCACGTTCTATCCGCCGCTGGATCCGGAAGCGCAATTCCTAACCATTTGTGATCCAGAAACCCAAGTTCCCGTTGGTGTCAATAAACCAACGTGGAGAATTTATGACTATAATTATAATTTGACGGTTTTTGAGGAGCGTTTCAATATGCTGACATTTGTCGGCGGAAATTGTGGTCTCATGTATGCAAGATAAGATAATTAATATAATTTTAATTTTTTCACGTATTGTATAATGTAAAAATAAACAAATTGAAAAAATAATTTGTTTATTTCTATTTTACAGTGTTTCCATTGTTTCCATTGTTTCCATTGTTTCCATTGTTTCCATTGTTTCAATTCATTGAGATGACTACCGCCATTGCCATAATGACAGCAAAAGAATTAGGACGACTTCAACGAACGATGAACGAGCTGCTCCAAAGCGGCAAAATGGACGAGTTTCGCACATTACTCGACCAGAATGCAGAGTTGATTCAGACCACGCGTGAAAAAGGCATTATTACCATGGTGCTACGATTCGCGATTTTGAATAATGACGACGCGTGCATTGCTTCCGTGTTTGACCGACTTTCCATGAAACGCGACTACTTTGCGCTCATGATTTACAATCGTGATCCCGAATACTGCATTCCCTTGTTCACGCGATACGTTGATGCCGCGCTTCTCGACTCCAAAGACATTCGATTCATTATTGAAAACCGCCTCACATTTCTGTTTCGTTACTTGGACGGCAAGTTTTTGTACGATTCTTCTTCTCAACCAGCAGGTGAGCTGGTCGAAACTGATTCAGTGTCCAGCTTGTCCAGGTACGCGCTTCAAGGATGCGATCACTACATTCAAAAAATTGTTGCTCAAATTGAAAAAGACCCAAAAAATAAATCCCAACAGCATGTGGCCGTTCTGAAACAACTTGAAAAAATAGCACTCCCTTACGATACAATCATTGATGGCGGAAACGTTCTGCATTCTTATAACGGGAGTCCGAATCCCGACGATTTGAACGCCATGATTCAACTTGTTCGTCGAAGCGGCTGTAGCCCACTTGTTGTCATTCACAAATCGCACACTGACGAACGACGCAATCCATCCTACGCTCCGCGCATCAATTCTATGCTACGCGACGTGCCTCACATTATTACCCCGATCGGGCTAAACGACGACTTGTTTATTCTGTTGGCATACTTGATGCGCATCAAAAAAGAAGAACGGAAGAACGGTTCTCTCGTCTCTATTGTTACGCGCGATACGTACACTGACCACATGGACAAATTCAAACATGCAGGAAAAGACGTGTCTGACGATTTCGGGAAATACTTGGCAAGTGACCTTGTTTCATTCGTGAATAATGGTGGCGGAAACATGCAGTTCCGCCTTCAACCTGCGATTTCACATTGCATACAAATTGTCGAACCGCATGCATACATACCCATTGAAAAAACGCACACATTTCGAAAAATACAAGTGTAGGATAATGTGTGCACTGCGCACACGTATAAAATATAAAAATATAAAAAAATATAAAAAAAAGTATTTTTTTAATTATTATTATAGTTTTTCTAAAAATTAATTTTTAATTTTAATTTTATATAATTTTCTAACTATTATTATATAAGTATATTTTTATTTTATATTCTATATTTTATGGCTTCCGCCGCCCCAGATATTATTTGTGGTGATAATGTAGAATGCGGCGGCTTTCCTACAGATCCATATCGTTTATATTTAACACAATTTATAAATTCTTTTGTAAATGGTACAATTAGCGATCTTCAAGCCAAAGGCAGAATTTTATCTGAAATTCCAAAAGAAAAAATCCTGGCGTTAAAAAAAGAAGTATTTGAAGTGTGTACAAATCATGATTTTCTTGCCAAACTTAATAGTTTTAATGCTTTCATGAAAACCGCTGCTTCGATTGTTGACATTGGTGAAGATGGTAATGGGACGTCCATTTATGAATTGGATACTCCCTTACAAAATTTTATTGTTGGAGAAAGAGTAGTAGACAGTAGAGTGGTAAGTTTATATATCGCAGGATTTACTCTGCATAAGTTTTTACAAGATCCATTTACAATGCATATACCTCAAATACGTATGAGTGATTTAAACACTTTTAGACGACTTTTACCCAATAGTGAGGATTTAACGAGCGCTTATTTCAGTCGTCAGAGTATTATAAAAACGGGATTCGGAAGTTTTACACCAGACAACGATGAACTTATTGTACTTGCTACTAATTTTTTTTCAAATCATCTTGATTTTGCCGCCAACCGTGCTGCGTTAGCTAGGACTAGAATTTTTATGGATGATATGGTAGAAAGGGAGGGAAGGGCTGGCCCGCTTGAAACCGGCACCACAATGTCCTCGTTTTTTAGCGGAGGGAACTTTGGTCTAAAAAAACGAAATAAAAGTAAAAGAAGAAACCAAAAAAAATCAAATAAAAAAAGCAGACGACATCGTAATAGAAAACGCTTAAGTAGACGCAACGCAAAACGCTTAAGTAGACGCAACGCAAAGCGCTTTTATTAATATATTTAACATCTTTCTATGAAATAAAATATAAAAATAGAAAGGTTTAGAACATATTTTTTGGTAGATATAATAATATTTGTTTATTTGTTTATATATATATTACTAATTACTTAATTACATCACTTTCACTTTCATGTATGTATCTTATAAACAAAAAGATACAAATCAAATTATTTATGATGAAATTAAAAAAGCTTCAAAGTATATTCACATTACAACAATGTTTTTTAATGATGAAGGTTTGTCATTGAATTTTATAGAACTACTTAATGATAAAATAAAAGAATATCCCGATATCGAAATTCACATCAATATTGGATTGAACCCATTTTTAAAAACAAATATTGAAGAAAATACTCTAGATAAAAAAATACATGTAGAAAAGATTCCTATGAGAATGATTGATACTTATCACATTCGTTTATTTTCTACTGAATCTATCTTTGCAGTTGGAGGCATCGATATTACAAAGTTAAACTTGGTAAAACATTATATACAGTTTACATTATTTATACCTATTCAAAATAATGTTTTTATAAGTAAAACAATAAGTAACAAAAACATTTTATATGATTTTACTGAAGATAAAAATAGTTATAATGTTTCAAAGATAGACCCGTATACAAAGGTGAATCAATTAATTGACAATTCAAAGAAACATATATTTATAGATAACCAATATCTTTTTAGTAACACATTTATAAATAAACTTATTCAAAAAAAAACAAATAACCATGATATTAAAATTGAAGTATATTCAAATGACAATTTTTATAATAACATTTTTAAAAGTAATAATATATTTATTGATTTTGTTGATCGTATAAAATATAATTCATTTAATTTTTTAAATCAAAATAACATGAAAAAACTAAAAAATAAAAAAATTTATAATACATTTAAAAATAATAATAATAAATATACTCATAACAAACTTTTCATTTTTGATAAAGAATATATACTTTTTGGATCTATGAATATTATGGACAAGTCATTGCAGAGCTCTGGTGGAGATATCGAATTGTGCGTTTTAGTAAAAAATAAAAAATTGGCAAATGAAATACTTGATTACTATAAACTATAAAAATGTTTTATTCGAATTTGTAAATTTAGGTTATTATTTTTTAATATAAAATTTTTAAATATTCAGTAATAATATAATATAATAATATAATATAAATCTACTTTTAATAAAAATGCCCAGAGTATCCAAATGCGATAACAAGAATAAAAAGACGCAGAAGAAATATAAGTCGCGCCCATCTCCTGCATTCGCTGCCAATGACTGCAAAAATAAAACCAAAAAAGGAAATAACGGCAAGTTTTTTAAATCGGTCGCAGATAAAAACGGAGTTTATAAATGGACCCCTGTCGTTAAAAAATAATAAAAAAATGTAAATAATTCATAAAATTGAAAATAAAATACATTATCGTTGTTTCGATCCAATCCGTTTTCATCATTCATGATAAAAAGTAAAAAACTCGTGTGCGATATAACGCCACAACTTGCCGAGTTCCTAGGCGAACCAGGTCGGATAAAAATGCCACGCACAGAAGTAACGCGCATAATCGATGCATACATTCAAGCTAATCGCCTTCAAGATGTTATGAATCCTGCCAATATTTATCCAGACAAGAAGCTCATGACACTGCTTTTATCCGCTTTTACCCCGAATCCAAGACCTTATCCAAAAATGATTACATTTGAAATGCTGCGCGACATTATTTCAAATCATTGTCTCAAATGTCGATATGAAGATTATTACTACCGTGTTTGTGTTCCTGGACCAAAATCCAATGACATTACGAACCATTATCTTTGTTACAATTGTCACCAAAAACAAAATAAAAATCGTCATCATCATTATTATCGCAATAATTATAATCATGATGATGCATTCACATTCATTTCATGCGCACTCGTACTCCTCTCTTTCATTACAATCGCAGCGACCCTTTATAAAATCTTCTAATTTATTCATCCCGTTGCTGTCACTTATATGCATTCTATGAACACACGTCAAATAATAACAATTTTCAGTCGGATTGTACTCTTTTTCTTCAATAAAGTAACTGTCGGGCGGAATATGTATAAACGTGTCGCATTCATAACCATATTTATCTCCGCGACTGTAACCGTTTTTACAAACATATGTAATGTATACGCGATTTATTTTATCGTAATGCTCTTCCAAAAACTCATTGTATATTCTGCTTCCCCCGATGATCCACAATTCGTCATAATTTTCAGAATGTGAATGCGTAATGGCATCACTTATACAAGGAAACACGTGACAACAAGACGACGTTGGTAAAGAATTAGAAATAATAATATTTGTTCTATTTTTCAACGGTCTTCTTCTCTCCGGAATGCTTATCCACGTATTTTTACCCATCAGCACTGCATTCCTTCCTGTGCCCGTCGTTCGTTTCGAAAATAATGCCATATCGGCATTCAAATGAGGCCACGGTAGTCGACCTTTTAGTCCGATTCCCCCCCCGTTTCCAGTAATTGCAACTGCAACATTTATTATCATTATTTTCTGATTATAAATTATTATATATTAATATTATTATTTACAATATTTAATTAAGTAACTATTTAGTAAAAATATTTATTATTATTTTATAGTCAATTTATAGTGTGTAAAAATAAAATAATAATCAAATAATAATCAAATAAAATCTGTAAATCAACATAATGAAATTCAAATTCGAATTTATTATTTTTATCATTACCGCCGCACTAATTTTAAATACATACTACGACGGAAAATATTTTAAATTGGTGGAATCCGGTAATGCAAGAAAATACATAAAAATGGCAACCATTGGATTTTTCGGACTGTCGATGTACTTGTTCATGAAAAAAAATCCGGAAAATTCGCACAACATTATGCAACACGCCAACGAATTTATTAAATACATGCCGATTAGTCGCCAATCGGCAGACATGTTGACACCTTTTTTTGATATGACAAATCAGCGCGCATTCTTCGGACAAGGGGGCAACAGCACAAATGCCAGTGCGGATAATGATAATGACAGCGGCTGGACAACTCAACGACAACAAAACAGCGTCAACAAAATCATGACATCCGGTAAAACTGGCGGCGGCGCCGGACCCACAAAACGCAGTGTCAGCGAATCCAAAAAGAAATTTGTAGCAGCGCAACAGGGATGGAAATGCGGCGACTGTAAACGCCAACTTCCAGGGTGGTTTGAAGTCGATCATAAAATCCGCCTTGAACATGGTGGTTCCAACGCCGTCGATAATTTAGTAGCGCTGTGCAGAGATTGCCACGGTAAGAAAACAGCATTCGAAAATTTTTAAAAATATATATGGAAAGTTACAGAGAGATAGAGAGAATAATATAAAATATAAAAATGTAAAATTATTTAGTAGTGTTTACATATTTATAAATAAATAATTTTATATTATAAATATATCCCCCCACCAACAAATATTCTATAATATACTTGTAATAAAAAATACAACGAATGAATAATAATAACATTAATAATGCTAATAATGGTGTTGGCGGCAGCGGAACCATGACCAAATTCATTCTCATTGCGCTCATATGCATCCTTGTCAATATTCCGCTCTACTTTATGGACGAAAAATGGATCGCCGGACTATTTACAAGCGCATGGCTAGGTGCGGCGGTTTTATTATTTCTTTACAATTCCATATTCAATCTCAATGTAACTTCATACAGCTTGTCCAATTTTTTTAATAACTATCTTGCCCCGATTCTAGTATACGTATTTTGGATCATATCAATTTATTGGTTGGTGACAGGTAACGCTGATTTGGCCGAAAATCCGAACGACAGTTCGACTTCCAGAAACATTGCAGCCATTTTTTGTGGAGCAATCCCCTTTTTAGCAATTGTTGTATCAATTATATACTATAATTTTAAATCGAATGTAGAACATCTTATTCCAAAGGCAATTGGTGGAAGCATACTTGCATTTATTTTTGGACTGTTTTGTTATTATTTAAACGTTCTAAGAATAAGGTGTGACGGCGGTTCGGATTGTTGGACGTACGCCGGATGGTCAACGTTTTTAGCATTTCTCATAGTGACTCTATTTTTTGCGTGGGCGCTGCCCAAATTTACTATTTTAAATCCATTTTTAAGAATATTTCAAATCTTTCCGAAAAACTTTTTCCAAAATATAACTGCACCCATGAACATATTTTCAATCATTATATATTTAGTATTGTGGATATCTGCAATAATCGTGTTTTTTCGCCATGATGACACGTTTGGAGATGAAGAATATAATCCCGTAAATATATTTTTTACAATTATTGCAATTCTCTCCTTTTTTCTACTATTCTTTAAACAAACTGGATTTGCATCTTCAATCATTACGCGAATCATTCAATACTTTATAAGCCCGGAATTCAGTCCATGGTCAATTTTATTACACATTGCAATTATTATCTTATTTATGTTTTCCATCAACGTTACAACATCATCATTGCATAGAACAGGGTGGTCAAATAATCCTTCTATTCTAACTATATTTATTTTTATTCTTGTTTTAATTCTATCTTATATAGGCATATTATATTACAATTATACACATTAAACATTCTATTTTATTTTATAAGATTTTAATTGATTTATTTTTATTGATTTTTTTATTCTGTTATAATAAGTGTAGTGTTTTATTAGTGATTTCAAGTTGTCAACGAAATAAATGAATTCAGATGCAATCAAAATGAAAACAATGCAGTTTAAAGATGCATTTATAGCACCTTTTAAATATTTTATATTATTCGTAATCCTTCTATCTTTGTCTGTTATGGCATACGGATTCAGTCATAATTTTATTGCAAGTCAATGGTGGTTTTCCATCGCAGCTGTCATCCTGTTTATATTCTCTCTGTTTTTAAAATTCATTTTGAATATTTCAACCATTTACATCATCCTATTTATTCTTGTCGCTCTTTCAGAATTATTGTTTCTAGTCGACCGGTTCGCAGGTGTCATCATGTTTTCCGCCGTAGGTTCCCTCATCTTATACATTCTCTATCTTACATTCGTTCGAGGCGAAAACGTAAACGCATCCGTAAACGCCTTTTTTAGCGACATGTCATTATCTGACCCCATCTACATTCTAACCAAAATATCAACCTTTATTTGCAATTACTTTTTGAAAGGTATTTTGGTTCAGCTTGTTAAAAACTCAATGCTCATCATTTTCCTCATGTATTTGGCGGTGGTCGTTTACGTTTACACAAAACAACCGTACCAAGTGGTTTCAGACAACAAATCAATATTCCTCTTTCTGTTTCTCTTCATCGGATTTGCGCTCTTGTCGTTACTCGTAATGGGCTTTGAAGCATTTGTTCCTTTTATCACGTCATTCATAAAATATACAATCATTATTGGCATCGTCATTGGCATAATTCTTGCCGTTTTACACGTGTATACCAACGTCCCCATTATTGCAAATACGGTTTTATTCGTCCTGAATATCGCAATTCTCGTCGGTATATTGGCCATGATTGTTCGGTTCATTGGAGCAGAATCGCCCAACTACATTTCCGGTCCACCCACATGGTCCAGTTTACTTTTTAAAATCGCAATTTATCTTCCTTGTTTGTGTTTAAACTTGGCCGATTATTTTCGAGGCGAACTGAAATTGGCGCAACGTCAATGGAGTTATGTGATTCTTATATTCTTTGAAATCGCATTCGTCGTTTTGCTGTTTCTGCTTCCAAAAGTATTCGACGCGGTCGTAAATCACAATGGCGAAGTTATTGTAGATTCCGTATTGCCTCTCAACGATAAAAGCAAACCGTTTGATATTACAACCGCCAATTCAGACAATAGCACAACTACTTCTTTAACACCGTCTCTCGCGGAAAATGTGAAAACAAATACGCCACATTATAGCTACGGTATTTCCGCATGGTTTTACATTCACCCCGAACCACCGAACAATAGCTATTCATCCAAAGGAGGAATCAGTATTCTTAATTTTGCAACCGATTCGACCGACACGAATGCACAAGGAGCACCGCGAGTTTTATTTGATCCGAGCGGAAACCAACTTGTAATAAATGTTCAAACCGAAACAAACAACACTATAAGCGTAACCCTTCCAAATCAAATTTTGTTACAACGATGGAACCACTTGTTCATCAACTTTAACAATAACGGAATAATGGATGTATTTTTAAACAATCATTTAGAAACTGTTACACCAAACGTGATTCCGAAATTGCCCAAAACATTAATTGTTGGTTCAAAACCAGGAGGAATATATGGACAAGTTTGCAATGTGGTGTATTACAAAGACGTTGTTGGAAGTCAAGGCGTTTCTTGGATTTATAACACACATAAATTATTAAACCCGCCCCTCAAACCCAACTTTTAGAGATAATTTAGAGAAAAAGATTTTTTTAGTTATATTTATTACATATTTTGCAATTATTTTGCAATTATTTTGCAATTATTTTATAAATAAATATATAATATATAAATAGAAACAAATATTCAGGTATTTTTATAACAGCATATAAAATGGATTTTTCTTGGTCAACCCTCATCATTGTTATACTCGTGATTCTTATCATTTATTTTGTCTGGTCAATTATGGCTTCTTCTTCTTCAAGCACCGTCATTAGCGACGAACAGGACGCAAGTGCTCAAACAACAATTTCTATATCTGATAAAAGTTACAGTTTTGCACTTTCCGCTTGGATTTATGTAACCGACTGGAGTTCCACAACTAAAGACAAATCAATTATTAGTTCCGAATCTGACACATCGACGAATCCTCCCAACCTTCTTATAAGTTTAGGGAAAGACACCAACGTATTAAATGTTAACTTGGGAGGCAGCGAAACCACAATTACTCCCATTCCAAACATTCCACTTCAAACCTGGGTGTCAATTATTTTGAATGTAAACAATGGAAGTTCTATCGATATTTACATCAACGGAAAACTGGTGCAAACAACTGCTTTACAAAATACATGGGGTTTGGACAGCGGATCGGTGTATGTTGGTTCTAAAACCAGCGGTTTTACTGGACACATTACTATGGCAGTATTACACAAAGCGCCGCTCGGTCCTCAAGACGCGTGGGATATTTATTCCAGCGGTTATGGCAGCAACGGTTCAAGTTCAGCTGTTGATTTTTTCAACAAATACAAGGTACGATTCGCTTTTGTAAAAGATAATGTCGAATTGTCTCGTCTCGACGTTTAGATAAATTAAATTTAGATTCATGAATTTATTTTATTGATATTATATATCCCCAGATATATTTTACATAATATCAATAAATCATAAATAAATAAATAATATACATTTTCAAAATTCAAAATGTTGTTTTATGGAAAAGAAATCGACTTTACAATCATCATTTTAATTGTTATTGTAATTTTAGCCGGTTATATCCTTTATTCGTATTATCAGCAACAAAAACAATCCATTCCAATTATTTTTGATTCGCACTCTACCATAACATCCACCACGGTTGCAATCCCTGCAAAAACGCAGTTAAAAAATGGCGCATTTGCAATTTCCCTCTGGATTAAATTCAACTCTTCCATTCCATCCTCTATCAATCTTCTGCGCCTGACAAAAACAAATGGAACCGCAACACCATTGTCTTTGACACTCGACGACAGCGGAAACCTCATTGTTACAACAATCTTGGAAACAACTACCGTGAAAACAAATATCATATTGTTTCCCATTGAAGAAGCCGTCAACGTTGTTTTAAACTACAATGGCGACGACGATATTGATCCCGATAAAGATGAAACCGTATATGATCCAACAACGAATACGCAAATATCTATTTTTAATCCTAGCGCAAACACGTTTTACAATAACAGTAAACGCGCACTCGACGTTTATATTAATGGACTTTTAAACAATACAATTTCCGTCGACACACTCACAAATTCAAAAACGGATCCCGATTCACCACCATATATTACCTACATGGACGCTTCCATGAACTACATGACAACCAACGGAAACCAAATCATCGTTGGTGACGACTCATCGGCCGTAGTCGACGGAACAATCTCAAATGCCGAATTCATTAAAGACGGGTGTTCGCCCCAAAATGTTCGCGCTATTTTTAACCAAGGAGAATCCGGCAGCATTTTTGAAACCTTGTTGTCTTATAAGCTTCGCTTCAGTTTTATCGAAGATAATAAAGAAACGAAAACGTATGACTTTTTATAGTCGACATTGACTTCTTTCTGTCAGCGAACGAATCGCCGCGATAACAACATTAGTCCACCAAAAATAGAGAGATTCTTTGTAAATGAAATCATTTCACTTGGATTCGTCGGAAAATGGAAAATTAAAATCGTCATGGCAGTAAAAACTGCTAGTCCAATTGTCGCAACATACGCATACTCTTCATACTTGCTCGTATAGAGAGAATACAATATTAGTAAACTTCCAAGCGTTAGCAGTCCAATCACTCCTGTAATTGCCGTGTTATATATGAGCGAAACGAGTGCTTCGCTTTGATTCAACAATTTTTTAAAATACACTAAAGCCGGAATTCCAATGAATACTATGCTAATGAAAAAAAACAAATATACATTTAATGGACTTGTTTGGTCTCTTGGCCCAAATGCTATCAGAGTAACATAAAAATACGCAATTGCAATAGTAACAGCAGCAATAAATACGGGATTCAATTGAATTGCATTTATTTTTGTCTCAAGATATTCTAGTGTTCCTTGAAACGACACGATTTTATTGACACCACCCGCTAAAAATATAAACAATAGTAAGAATGCATTAAAACAAATAAATAATTTATTATCCATTTTATTATTTATTTATATTTTATTTAATTTATATTTTATTTGAGTTGATTTAATTTGGTATTATTTATTTTTTGTTAAATACGTTCCATATCCTAACCTTTAATCCATTGAATCCATTTGTTTGATTTACAAACCCAGTTTAATCCAAGTGAACCAGCTGTTCCTGCTAGACATTTTTGATTTTCAAAACTACATCTATACCCATGACATTCGGTTGCATCACTCTGACTCTCATTATAAGGGTTTGTATTAACAAGTCCAAAAGCAGATTTACTAGTAAGATAACCTGAAAAATCAATGCTTTTATGTAATTGTTTCATTTTTAAACTCCTTTTAGTCATTTATTTTATATATTTATTTTATTTATTTATATTTTATTTATTTATGTTTTTTATCTTTCTCCCAAGTATATTCCAAGCAACAAAATTATTACATTACGCGTGGCATTGTTCGACGACGTCTGGTTTGTGTCTTGATTCTCATCATATTTTCCACATTTTTCAAGGGGGCTAGTGCCGTTCCCGTTGCAACGCATATTATTATATTTCTCATTTCACTCAACGTCACCTCTATTCCTGAAATCATTTTTACTCCTGGATACATTATTAATGCATTATTTATTAACTCTTGGATTGACTCATTATACACATCATCAACTTTTTTATTTATTGCATCATTTTTACCGCCAAATAGTGATGATAAATTTCCCACAATGCTTCTAAATAGTGATATTCCGTGAACTTTTGTGCCTCTTACAATTCCCATAGGTTCGTATTTTGTAACATCATACGTCATTAAAGATGACAGTTTTATATTATTAGAATTAATTATAAATGTTTCTTCCATAAATATAATTTTATATATACAAATAAAATAATTTACAATTTATATTATAAAATATTTATATTATAAAATATTTATATTATAAAATATTTAATATTAAAGTTTCGAAAGCGCATATCCGCCTTCTCCCGTCGTGAAAACCCGCTTATATTGATCATCTGACTCATGCATCTTCAAATGACACGATTCGCACACTGTCAATAAATTCGCCCGATGATTTTTATGAAAATGCTGAATGTAGTCGTTTGCATCCGCTTCTTTTTGGTGCTGCAAATGATGCACTTCCTCGCCCATCTCTTTTTTACATAATTCGCATAGTCCCTTCACTTTATGCGCATTAAAATGACTCGGCTTGAAACTCAAATCCCCTGCCCGGTTCTTATCGCGATACTTTAACCGAATCGCATTCGCCATTTTCAAAAAGTCGTCCGGTAAATGCAGCGACTTGCACACCTCTAGTCCGTACATGCTCGGCCCCGCACCATCGCGCAGTTTCCGATCATATATTAACATGTCGCGCGCCCGGTCATACGTTACCGCCATGTGCTTCGTACAAAGTTTGTTCATTTGCGCAATTTCTTCATAATCCACAATCTCGTGCATGTGTGTCGCAAAAATAAAACAGCTTTTTAATGCGTGCAGCTTCTGCAACCCGGCAACAAAAATACTAATTGCAGAATCGATTTCCGTTCCCGAACACAGCTCGTCCCCCAGAATCAAACTGTTTTGGTCCGCGCATTTTAAAATGACCCGAAGTTCCGACATTTCAACCGCAAATGTTGACATCCCTTTAAACAAATTATCATTCCCCAAAATCCGCGTCATAATGTTCGTATACGGTCGATACGTAAATGCCGAACACGGTACATAAAGTCCCGCTTGCGCCATAATGATACAAATTCCTAGCGCCCGAATCATACTCGTCTTGCCAACCGCATTCGTCCCGTATAAAAGTAGCCCGCGCTCGTTTAGACCAAGCGAAATGTCATTCGTGACGTAGAGTTCGTCCTCGTTAATTCTCTCTATCAAACAGTGTCGAATGTCTTTCGCGTCAACATAAGAACCCTCCTCCTCCCCACGCACCTTTCCTACATCAACAGTCGGCTTGCAATACTTGTATTTGCGAGCAATATACGCCTGATTCTGAATCAAATCGACATCCGTAATAAACGAAACAATGGTCTGAAACGATTCTTGGCACTCTTTGAGTTCGCACACGAATTTATGAAATACAAGCCCAATTTCATCGCGAATTTTATTCCTCGTCTCGCTAATCGATGCGCACACGCTGGATAGCGCTTCGTGCACAAATGTAACTGCACTGCCCCCCGCTTTCATAAATTGCAATGTCGATAAATCGAAATCAAATGTTTTTTTATCTTGGTCGATCGATGCATATTCCAATTTGGAAACATGTTCTTTTGCTTTCGCCCTCTTGCCAATTTGTTCCAGTAACAACTTGCTGCGTCGCTCCGTCGTCTGAATACTATATCCCGCTTTTTCCGTTTCATGCCTTTTCACAAATTCCTTTTCTTTATCGCCCCCTTTTTTATCGTTCTTCTTCTCTCCAATCGCAATGAGGTCATTACAGAATAACCGAATGGCTTCCAAAATACTACACCCGTCTTCATTCATAATATACGTGGAATCAAGATCCTTACTAATACCCGGTTTTACAAAACAATCCTTATAATTCAAATCGAAATCGATAGAATCGACGGACTTGCATTTTTCAATGTAAAAGTATGAATCCATTTTTTTCATTAATTCTTTACACATTTTCGTAATTCTCTCTGGATCCGCATCCGCGCGAAAATATTTCAACAAGGTTTCGTCGCACTTGACGCCATCATACATTTGCAAAATCATTTGAAGATTGGTATACAAAATATAGAGAGAATTCGGATAAATCTTTCCCATTTGTATTTTACGATGTAGTTTTTCAATATCTTTTATGTTTTCAAGTGCGATTCTCCAATTCATATACATGCATGAATCCGCATCATTTATTTTTTCATTCTTTAAAACATATTCTGTAATGTCGTATTCTCTCTGAATTGTTTTTACATTGAATGACGGATGCAAGAGCCGATAATAAAATCGCCTCGAACCCATCGGCGTCTTGCATTTATTTAGTAGTCGAAACACGGACGAATTTGATCCGGTGCCATTGAGTCCCTTTGAGTCAATAATATTCAACTGTTCCAGCGTGTGATTCGCCAAAACCATTCGATCCGATCGATTTTCAAATTCCGGCTCCTCTATTTTCGACGTCAAATTCGGATTGTGTTCATACACAAAATGAAGCAGAAACGTATACGCCTGAACTGCAAACTCGTACGCGGAATAATTTTGGAAAATCGCGTTGCACACATGAAACGAGAAAAACTTTCCCAGCACTTCTTTACGATACGTTTGCTTTTCCGCATTTTTTGCCTGGATAAAAAAAGGATGCAGGTCCAAATGTTCTCCTCCTCTCTCTTCGCTTTGTCGATTCAAATCAATCCAATGAATCGCATTCGCAGTGGAAGAAATATTGGCATAATTTTTTATGTCTTCGATTTCATTTGCAGAGAGATTTGAAATAATAATAACTTCACTCGGACGAAACGATGAAACAAATCTCTCCAGTTCATCATACGTCGTCTGATTATGACGCGGATTTAATTCGGACTCGATCTCAAAACACGCGCTTTTTCCCGTATAAATATCAATATTCGACATTCCAATAATGATTTTCTTATTTACACCGATTTTCAATCGCTCGATCCAAAAACACGACGTGTTGTTCGAGAGAACCGCGGAATCGTTGGAAAAAAATGTCCCAGGCGAATAAATGCAGTACAAGATTCGCGTCGTGTTTGCGCCTTGGCCGTCTTGCACATATACCACAATGGTATACCCGCGATCCTGCATTTTTTTGACATACCGCTCCAAACTGTAGTCCCTGAAATTGCACGTAAACGGAAAGCCCGCCATGCACCTACCGTTTGTAATGGAAGTATTTAAATCACAAACCGTACAAAATTCCCTCATATTTGCATCCGCGATATTATTATTCGCGTCTGCCCTTGAATAACATTCAAAAAATGAACCCACCTGCATCAATAATATTGTTTTTTGTCCATACTTATTTACATATTCTCTCGAAATGCGAAAATATTCATCCGTTAATGATGTCGTCATGATTTTATCTTCTTCGGGTTTATCGTTATATTTATTCACGGTGTCATTTTATATTCATTTTGTAAATAATATTTCTTTATACATTTGAAAATATTATCACCATTTACTAGCTACGATTCGATACCCGCTTCATAAAACGATAAAAAACGTAGAGTGAAAATCCAGTCATAAAAATATAAAATGCCTTCACATACACGTCATCAGGCAATTTCGAAAAATCATTCATCACGTTAAAAGCTTTTAATGACGATTTGGTTTTGTTTCGACGTTTTCTATTGCTATTGTTGCAACCAACCCTTTTATAATTCGATAGATTGCATCCACTGTTTTTTTTATTATGAGTTGAATGTGTTGAAAATATATTTCCAAATGTGCCTGTAATATAATCTTCGTCATCGCTTGAGCTCGAATCGCGATCGCGATTCTTGGCATCCATTCGACTCGTAAATGTTTCCGTGCACGTTAACGACGGGTCGGCAGGATTTTTCTTATCATTAAAAATGCACGGGTCCATATTTTTCACGTCGGCTACAGCCACAAATTGCGTTTCATTCCCAGAAATATCCATTCCCGTATCATTTAAATCGGCGTCCGCAACCGGAACAATGGTCTGAAGAGTTACTGACATACAGTCCGGATTATCACCCATCATGAACGATTTGAATAAATTCAAGGGGTTCAATTTGCCTAAATCGCCCAAAAGCCCGGGAATAAGTCCCTCAAATTCCGTAAAATCGACGCCTCCAAGTCCTGAAGAAATAAATGGAATGTTTCCATTCGGCACGTTGTCAATGTAAATGTAGCGATCCACTTTATTTCCGGATGCAATATCTTTGCATTGTCCACCCGTTTTTAAAAAGAATCTATCACCAAGCGGCCCGCCGGTAGTCGACCCTGCATTTCCCGTAACCAACACTTCAACATAATTAATTAGTCCACCCACGTTATTCGTAAGTGCGCCGAAATTTCCGTCGGACGACATACCCATATCCGATGGCTTTAAAATACGTTTCCAATACAAGTAATCGGGACCCAGCAAACCCTGTTCCATTCCCTTCATGTCCTTGATGACATCTGAAAAAAAACTTGACATTTTTTATCTTTTTATCTTATTTATTATTATTATTATTTATTATTACTGATATTTATCTATATAATAAAAAAATATATTGTTATTTTTACATTTTAACATTTTAACATTAATTTTTTTAAAACATTTTTTTTGTTATATAATATTATAATATAATCTTCAATATTCATATTTTTATAATTGTATTTTTAAAAAATGCCTCAAACAAGAAATCTTCGAAGTACAAAAATGCGTAACTTACAAAATTATGGTCGCATCGGTAATTCATTTAATACTCTAATGCTGCCATTTGAGTGTGCAGAGAATAATTGTGGTAGTTCACCACTAAATTCAGGACTAAAATTTAAACGTCCTATAATCGAGATAAATAAATTTTTAAATAATAATGGAATAAGTTATGAACCTTTAAATTTATCAAGTGTAATAAATTTCAAACGTGATGTTTATACAAAAAGTGATGGACGTATATATTTTTACAATGGAGAACTTATTGGAATACGAGAAGATATATTTAATCTAGATATAAAATTAAATTCGAATCAGTTAATTATTTCTAACACAGTTGATGAATTAAATTCATTTCCATTTAAATTTAAAATAACAATACGCCAAGACGCATCATATCAAGACGATGGTACAATATATTCAGAGAATTTTGCCGATGTAATATTAGAATTTCGCGTTATGTTTAGCATCGGAAAATTCAAAGACATTCAAGAAAGTTGTAATAATTCTGATATAAAAACTGGTCTATTTTTTACAAAAGATAGAACCGAAACATGTATAACACCTTTAGAAAAAAACGAAACTATAATTATAAATAAATTTTTACCCCTCGAAAATCCAGATTTTTATATATACAAAGATGTAGGTTATTATAACCCCGTTGACTTATATAAAGCGATAATTAATTCTAGATATTTATTCGCAAATAGTAAAGGAATCGTTATTATTACATTCGGAGAATTTATTAGCGGAAGTTTTGTAACGGGTGGATACGGTAAACTTCCCAGTACATTTACAAACGATGATTTTAAAAATTCGATTAAACTTGATGACGATAAAAAAAAATTAATTATCGCCAAACCACTAAATAATTATGTACAATTTGACTTTAAATTCAAGATTACAATAAAACAAGAATTAACAAATGAAACTACTGATGTAATATTAGAATACACAAGAAACGGTAATGATGGTCCACTCCCTAGATGTAGTGTAAATATTAACTACGATAATTGTATTAATTATTATTATTGAACACAAACCCGTAAGCAAAAAAAATATATGCAGCCACCTCTGCATGAAACGTGCGCACACGCACATCATCTAATCATCATCTGAAAACACTGGTCGTAGCTCATAGAAACACTCGTCGTCACTATCAAAATAATATGCTTTCGGATTTTCTTCATAGATGAATTGAAATCTTTTCATGTTTTTCAAGTATGTTGGCGAAACGTACCAACGAATCGGAGCTTTTTTCCCGAGCGTCTTTATGTCTTTCACACTGCAGATGCCAGTTTCGCCGCGGTTAACACCGTGAACTTTGTACTTGGATGGCGGCACATCATCCTTAGGATTCGCGGTTCTACACATAGACATATTTGGCCACATGTTTGCTTTTGTCGACATGGTCCAAAGCGCATCTTTTGCAGGGAACTCTTGATTGATTTTCCACTTCCAGTCAAGCCACTGTAGTTCAGCCGCTTCATTGTAAACCTTCTCAAAATCCTCCACAGTGCGGCATCTGCACAATTCATCGGCTCGATTGTGGAATAACGTTCCCATGAAATCCCAAAACGTGTCAGATTTTTGTGTCGAATTCCATGGAACCAGGTACCCGTAATCCGACGGGGGAATAAATCCAGGACATCGTTCTACCACGCGCCGCTCTTGATCCAAAGTGATGTACGATTTGTAAACTTTTCTAAATCCCGCAGCTTCTTCCTCTTTTGTCATAGAAGTCATATTTTGAACAGCGCGCCAGCGCTTTTCTGTGCGCCATTTCTCCATTTCTTGATGATGAATTTCGTTCGAGTATTTGCGATTTTCCTCATATTCCTTGTCTTCCCATTCTCTTTTTTCAGTTTCATTTTTGAAGATGGGAGCGACAGTTGGAGCACCAGGTCGAATCAGGGTTTTGTGAGACGGGCGAGAATATTCGGAAGGCGTGATGCATTGATATAAAGGTGCGGATGTGGTTGGTGTGGTTGGTGTGGTTGATTGTTGTTTTTCTGAAATCGGTTCGGTGGATGCAACAGCGGGTGCAACAGCGTGTGCAACAGCGTGTGCAGCAGGTTGTCCTCCTCCACCAACTCGACCTTTTGGTTTTGTTTTCATTGTCTTCAAAGTGAATATATCACCTTCTCTAGGCATTGCTGCCATTGCTGGTACTGACTGCTTGGACTGCGTGGAAGCAGAGGGGTTAAAATTTGCTTTAACAACTGAAGCCCAAGATTTCATCGAATGTATTGGAACGCTATAAATTATTTTTTTAATGTAAAAAAAATCAATTTATATTTTTTATAACCTTTAAAATTTATATTTTTTATTTTTTTATTTTTTATTATTATATATTTTTACTGAACACAAACCCGATAATACGTCGAATGAATCGCCGATTTACTGGCTCGGTCAATTTTACACACATCGCCGGGTCGCATTCCAATCGCCAAAGCTACTGGATCATACCTCGAAATATCCGGCAGTTGCAATTTATTGCCGACATTATACTTTTTCATCATGTCATTGAGTTCCTCGCTGGATAAAATCGTATGCGGCGGAACATACTGGTGATTCAAAATGTTAAACTGAAGCCGGTCCAATGAAAGTAAAACAATAAACCTTCCCTGCAAAAAGAGCTGATTCAAATACGGATTCATGGTTTTGACTTCCTGTTTCGTGACAATAATAAGCGTATCCCTTTCCGTCAAAACGGTGTCGTTTGCATTGGTCGATATTCCCAGTCCTCCAATTTCGCCGCCAGAACCCAGCACATACAAATCTTCCACCAAATCATTAATGTGCCCCGCGCTCAACATTTTCTCAAGGTGAAACTTGATGTACGCCTTTTTCTTTGGATTACCTTTACCTTCCTTCTCTTTACTCTTGTCCGACGACGACGATTTCGTTTCCACCAACATGTCGAGCTGTTTGTGCGCATACATGGCATTCACTTCATTCACACCGAAATTCGTGTAACCCTCCACATCATATCCCTGCGCCGTCATTAATTCCAATAAATTTTTCCTCGCGTTATACAGTCGCGCAATTGTTTTGCTCGCATTCGATGACATTGTCGTGAGTATTTATACTGGTTCACTATTAACAATAATACATGTAGATATCTTTAATTCAATTTTTATACTATTTTATTTATTGAATTTCGGTTAAATATTGAGGAAATCCAATTAACGATGTATAAATAATTGTATTTTTAATTTTTCTATTTAGATATTTTTCTAATTTTTTAATTTCATATTTAGTCAAAGCTTTACCAGTAACACAGTCATTATTTGCAATTTTAGGAATTACATGTGTTTTAATATTTTGAATAAATTTAGATAATATAACAGGAAAAATGGTATTAACCATGATTATACGCCCGTTTGGATTTACTTCGAAAAATTTTTTGAAAATTTTATCTATATCTGATATTTGAATATAAGATTGGACTAGTAACAACACATCAAATTCTTCTAAATCTTTTTTTGTAAAATCGCAAATATCCTTTACATAAAAGTCCACATAATTACATTTTTTTTTACAATACTCAATACTTTGTTTATGAATATCAATGCAAGTATACTTGTTATTCTTTTGAATTAGTAAATCTTTGTATTTGGAATAAAATATTCCTCCACCACTCCCAATCTCTAGTATATTTTTATTAGATGGAAGTATATCTAAAATATAATCATAATATTTATAAGTTTCAACTTCATAATATTTTACCCATTTATTCTTATCTTTTTTTTTTATTGATAACAATTTTATAACATCCATTTATTAAATATATAAATGTATTACTTATAATATATAATATATAATAATATAATAACTATTTTTTATTCTAATAATGTTGAAAGGATTTTATATAAACTTAGATGAAAGGGTTGACAGAATGAAACATTTTGAGAATTTAAAAGTTAAATATGATTTTTTTAAAAACGTAAAAAGATTATCTGCGATAAAAAATAGTAATGGAGCCATAGGTTGTGGAGTATCACACGTTGAAGCATTAACAAAATTATTAGGATATGACGATGATTATTTTATGGTGTGCGAAGATGACCTTTGTATTTTAAACGATGATAATTTTAATAATTTTGTTAAAGATTTCAATAACATTAAAGATGAAAAATGGGATATAATTGTTATTACACCAAGTGGAGATAAAATGCCGGGTCTGCCATATCATAATTTCTGTAGAATTCATAATAATCAAACAACTACAGCTTATATTATAAAAAAAACATTTATTCCGGTTTTAATATCTAATTTTAAAGAGTCAGTAATCGGACTAGTAAAAGGAGGTAATCCAAATACGTATGCAATAGACCAGTGGTGGAAACAATTACAAAATCAATACATATTTTGTTATTATAAAGATATTTATGCAGGACAATTAGTCGGTTATTCTAGTATTGAAAATAAACATATAAATTATAATGAACGTTTCCTTCGTCAATAACGGTTTTTGCTATTTATAAAAAGGTATGTCACGAAAAAAATGGTCTGATAAAAAATGTAGCGCATTCTTCTTCATATGATCGTCCATATAATAACCAATTGCATGATCCTCTATAATGTGTTTTTTAATGTGCTCTTTTTTGTCAAGTAAATCTATGACGGATGCTTTGGATAAAAAATAAAATCGACCACTACAATAACTTGTTCTTCTTAATAACAATTTTTTAGGTAATTCGGAATGAACCGCGTAATATGTCGAATAATGATCATTCACATTCAATAATCTCCCGCCATAATTATAGTTTTTAGTTGAAAGCGTTGTCATCATTTTATTAAAAAATCCATCGTCGACTAGTTCCTGGTCATCGTCCGTCTTAAAAATATAATCATAATTATATGTATAATTTACAGCTTCAAGTGCCGTGATAACTTTGTGAGGTAAACTCAAATAATCATCCTTCGTTTTCGTATAAAGAATTTTATTATGAAAATCAAAAAAATAATCGGCATTATAATTATTGTTATTGTTGTTATTATTTTTACATTTATCAACGTCGCCAATCACATGAAAATAAATTATATTACTGTCTAATTTTTTTAGCCATGTTTCAATTTGTCGGTCGGCCTTGTATTTATACTTGTAACAATTGAGAATTAATAAAATATATTTTTGGTCAATCATATTTTATTATAATGAATATATATTTATTTTATTTATATTGATATTTTGATTCTATTATTAAATTCATTTTTTATTGAATTCATTATTTCATCGAGTTCGAATTACGTTACTGAATATCAACATGTGTCAAAAAGTGACGCCTGCAACACATCTTCGTAAATCCAATGTCGTCTAGAATTTGCCCTTCCGCCGTTTTTTTAATATTGTGCTTCGTCAAATAAAGCACCTTGTCAACCGCAACATCTCCGCCTCCTTGTTCCTCCAGCTTCTTCTCTCTCACTTTATTCAAGTAGTATCGATATTTGTCTGCAATTACCTTGCCGCACGTATAACACTTGATCGGAATAATCATTTGTTCTTATAATACTCCTTGTCTATATAATCTATACAACTATATTATTTTATATCAATTTTTATTTTAATTCTTTTTTTTCATTTATTTTAAAGAATTAAAATTCGGAAGTTGTTTTTTTTATGCAACGCAACCAATTCCCCACTTCTATTCATTTGCATTTCTTTTCATTTCTTTCTTTTCACCAATTTTCTTTTTATTGATCTTTTTTTCATGGTTTTCATTGATTTTCTTTTCATGGGTTTCATTGATTTTCTTTTCAGTGTTCGGCACTTACGCGATCCGCCTGTTGCTGCTGCTGTTATCATTTGTCGTTCTTGTTCAGGACGTATCATTTTAAATACTTCAGGAATTAATGATTGTAGTTGAGGAGGAATTAATGATTGTTGTTGAGATGCAGGAGGGGGCGATATAAGGTTTAAACCGTTTTTAAATCTATCCGCGTATTTTTTAAATTTAGCATCACATTTTTGTTGATCTAAATGTCCGGGTTGACAGTAAGTGATGTCAAAACGGTAAATGTATCCAAGTTGCTCAAATAAACTGATGAGATATCCATAATTACCAATTGCGCAATACGCATCACTCAATTTATTTGTCAAACAGTAAGACGGTTCAAGCGTTTTGTACTTGCCTGGATTTTTTGAATTCGCTTGCATAACCCGAACAACATGCATGACTGTGGGGAAACATGTGTAACTTTCCTCGCGATAAACTAGAGCTTTTGATGCATTCATCAATATTTTAATAAGTTCGTCATTTGGAATATTCACTTCCCCTGTATTAAAATAATCTGTCTTTAGTTGCACTGTCGACTCTTCTGCCGTTTGAACCAATCTGTAATATTCCTCTCGTGTGACTGCGTATGGTCGTGACATATATTCAGTTGCAATTCTTTTGGCCTGGTCGAATGCAACACCAAGTTCTTTATCCATATTCTCAGGGACGGTTGCATATCTCCTTATAATTTCCAAAAAGTTTGTTCCAGTTTTTTTAGTCGCCACATCTAAAAAATCAGCAATATTAAACGATTCTACTATTTCAGCAACAGTTGCAGAGTTTCCAACGTCTTTTTGGGCAATGACAAAATTTCTTAATATGCCTGCAAATACAAAGGGTAACAAATTTAAAAGATCAGGATAAGTTAATTTGCTTGTGTCATATGGAAATACATCACGAACATTACTGCAAGTTAATGATGCTGTATTCAATTCTGATGTGTCCTCTGATTTGTCCCTTATATCTGGAACTGTAACAAGATCAGCATATGTCTCAATGTCAAATTTTAAACTACTTTTTCCGGTAAAAATCAAAAATGAATCTTCAAAAACAGAGACAATGTATGCCAACCCAACGAGTTGATTAAATCCGGAGAATTGAACTCCTAAATCAATGTCAGACGAAGGGGTTATGCTTCCAAATATTCCCAACTTGTAATTTTTCAATTCAGCCACTATATCCTTCCTAAAAATTCTTGTAGGAGTTATGCCATTACTTGTTGAATACTGATAAACCTCATTGAACAGTACCTCATTGTTCATCATTTCAGTAGTTGTCATTAGTAATTGATAAAACAACAATGTGCGTAGACACCATAATTCTTTTTGCTTCTGATCATCGTATGATCTTATTTGGTGAGGATAATCAAAATTTGCCATTTTTCTTCCAGAAGTGGAAACAATTCCATCCATGATGCCATTCATTCGGGATTGAAGCTCTGCGAGTGTTTTGGCAACCATGAATATACCCGATACAACTCCTGGCAATACGTATTCACTGACATTAAACTTGTACACTTCCTGAAATTGACGTAAATCGGCCAAGCACCGCAATATGATGCTTGCAAATAATAAACATGGATACGGACTTGGTACGCTGGGGGGACTTACATTTTGATTTGGTAGTGGCATTGGTGGCATTGAAGCTACTGCATTTGCCATGTTTAGTAAACTGTTGATATATATAATTTACATATAATATATTTTTTATTAATAATAACTTTACTTAATAATTATCGTTCGTTTATTTTTTTACTAAAAAGATTCTAAATATAAATATAGATCGCAACATATCTCCTCTCTCTCCTTATTCTTCCAACAATAGTATGAGGACTTGAGTTACGTTAATCAATTACATTCAAAGCATGTCGTTTTCGAATATTTTCTGCGTATTTCACAAAATAGTTTCCTTGGTCTCTATAAAATTTTTTTTCATTTTGTGTATATTTTTTAAGTGAACTTAAATATAAATATTTTTTACCTAATAGTAAATTAAACTCATATTTTTCATTCGGTTTTAATTTTGTTGGGTGTATCGAATTTATTTTTTCAAATCGTTTTTCCTGTTCTTTTGTTACATTTTTATATTTTTTACTTTCCATTATTATTTTACTTAATAATATATTTATAAAAGATTATTAAGTATATTATTAAGAAATTAAATCATCATAATATCAAGAAGAACAACGAGGTCCGCTCTTCGCATCCTTGTAATAATAACAATCTACGTCTATTTTTTTACCGGATGTATCATAACCAAATGTCATACCGGTTTTACTTCCGGAACGACACACGCCGTCGGGATTATCCGCCGTAACCACCCATCCACAACAGTCCGTATTTAAACAAGACGCCTTTCCAAACACTTTGCACTCGTTATCAATATCCGTCGCCGAACTGCCTTTACTCGTATGCATATTACAAAATCCAGATTTTAACTTTTTTTCAAGATCAATTGATGGACTTAACAAGGTATTTTCGCTAGTAGCGGCGGCGGCACCACTAACACCGCTGTCGCTATTATTTCCCATGCTATTATCGTGATCGTCGTCACCATCATTTTTTCCGCCTTGTTTATGATCCATTGTCTCGATAATTAACCGTTTCGTTCTTGTCATTGGCGCCTCAAATGTCACGTCCGCCATGTGGATGTAAATAAGAACTCCAAAAATAACAACCATAATTCCAAGCATGTATGTAAAATTCTCATACACAAATTCAAGTACCGGAGAAGACGATGATGACGGCAACGATGGCGACGATGGTAAGGACGGTAATGACGACGGCGAATCGAATGAAAAAGATGAAGACAACGAGTCAACAGAATCCATTTTAAAATACTTTTTATAGTTTAATTAGATGGAGAGATAGAGAGATAACGATTAAATAAATATTAAATCTTATTATTATTATATTATATTGTGACAAAAATATTGTGAAATATTTTACAATAACATTCCCTTATGTTTTACACCCTTGAAGATTTAAAATGGGACAAAACCCACTAAAAATCAACAAGGTTTGCCTATTTCAAGGCGTGTAAATTTTGATTTTACTGGTTCGTCTAAACCAGTTGATGAATTCTTGCTTCTGGATAAATAATTCGGTCTTCCTTTATTATTTATCGCATTATAAGCAATCTTATAGATATTTGTTGCACCATTCACGTCTCTATTCCAATAACCGCATCCGTTTTTACAACAAAGCAGTCCATGGACAATAACGTTTCCGGTTCTATATGGTCTGGGATTTTTTCTAACCATCGTTTTTACACAACTACCTCCTTCACATTTGGAACATTTGCAACTGGTTCTAAATTCATCTACCAAATATGTTTGAAACCCTGCTTTTCTAAACAAGGTTCGCATTCCTTTTCCTTTGGTTGCTTCTTTGTATTTCATATGTTGTTTCTGTTCGTAATCACCAAAACATACAACAACCTCTTTTTCATCACCAAAAATGCGTTTGAAATTATTTAACATTTTTTGTTCGCTTTTCTTGGTGTTTCTATAACTTTGTAATCGCAGTTTCCTAAAAATGCATGTGTAAATAAATAAAATTAAAAACATTTCTTACATTCTTTTATTCAAATCGTGATTCATATAATTGTGCATAAATGTATCACCACCCACATTTACGACTTTCCCCGCCATATTTGCATCTTCATATATTTTTCGCAATAAATTTGATGGAGCCGTTGAACCCAATTTCAATAAATTAGTTTTTATTAATTCGTTTTTTACATCGTGTATCGGAACATTCTTCAATTCGCGTTGCGCATCCTGAATTTTTTTAATCGTCTTATTGTTCTTAATTAAAATACTTATTTTTTTACCATATTTCCCAAGTTTATATTTCTTTACCGTCGTTTTTCGTTTTACTTGTTTTATTTTTCTTGGTACATGTTTCGGCTTACTCGATTTCTTTTTATTGTTTTTAGAATTTGATGCATAATCGTTGACGTTGACATGACTTTGCGTATGAATCCCCGTATGCCGTTTCAGTGTTTTATTAAAATATTCACGATACGATGGTTTGGCCCCCCCCTTTAGAGCACCGTACGGTTTATCTTGGGGAACCTCGTATTTAAAAGGCGAATCTTCTTCTTCGCCTTTATCACCGATAAACTCTTCATATTTTATTGCAGACCGTGGTGGAGGCGGAGGAGGCGGAGGAGGCGGCGGAGGCGGCGGAGGCGGAGGAGGCGGAGGAGGCGGTGGAGGCGGTGGTGGCGCTCGATCAGCGCCTTTTTGTTGTTGCTGTTGTTGAATTTGTTCAAGCTGATGCTGCAATTCAGAAATCGTGGTTGTAAGGTCCTTTATTGGAGCGGCGGGAACAAGAGCAGGAACAATAGTAGGATTAATTGTAAGAGGGTTAGGAATAAAAGATGGCATTTCTAAAGACATTGGCGAAGTAAAGTCGCTTGGAACATCCAACATTCCGGGAACTGAAATTACATTTTTCAATATATGTTGCTGTTGTCTCTTTGGCGTCGTTGAATGACGATGATTTTGTTGTTTAAATGATTTTAAATAATTCAAAGATTCTTCAAAATCTTTTGAAAATATAGTTTCATATTTTTTTTTATCAAATTTCGGCATCGGATCATCCTTTTGTTTATCTTGTCGTTGCTCTTGCTCTTTCTGTTGCTTTTGCTCTTGCACTTGCTGTTGCACCTTTTCTTCGCGTTTTTGTTTCAATAATTTAATTAAGTTGTTCTTTAATTCGCTTGGTCGAACAAACCTGGGCATTTTTTTTAATGTTCGTTTTGAACCCATCGTCGTATTAGAACCATTTTTATCTCTTTTTTGCGCATTCGGATTTAAATGTTCGTGATTAATAACAATCTTTTTCTTTACTTCGCTCATATTTTTATTTTGATTTTATAATTATTCTCTCTATCTCTCTTTAAAAAAGAAAAAAAAATCTATTTTCATACTTAATATCTTAATATCTTAATATAATATATATATTGATTTAAAAATTTTATTCTAATTTGGATTTTTCAATTTATATATGTAAGAAAAAATATTTAAAAATAAATTGATTATTAATTGAATAATAAACATTTTCATAAAGACCACGAACCGAATCAATATGGAATTTTGTGCTGCTTCGTCTGGCGAATATAGTAGGTTTGCTATAAATCAAAATTATAGTGGATATAGTGGAGGATGTGAAAATGAAAATGGAAAGGTAAAAGTAAAAGAAAAAGAAAAAGAATGTATTACTCTCGACCAGAGTGCTGTATCAGCATCTGAATCTGCCATTGTTGTCACACCCAAATATGACTATGATGATGACAATCATGTCGAATATGATGAAGCGGCATGGAAAATTATTGGATCTTACTTTGAGGGCCAACATTTGAAACGGCTGGTGCGACACCAAATTGAATCTTATAATGACTTTATAAATAACCAACTGGAGAGAACCATTCAAATGTTCAATCCAGTCACCATTGCATCAGAACAAGATTTTGATAAAAAAGCGAAAAAACATAAACTTGACATCGAAGTCACATTCAGCGACTTTCACTTATATCGTGCCCAAATTCATGAAAACAATGGAGCTACCAAACTCATGTTTCCCCATGAGGCACGTCTTAGAAATTTTACATATGCATCTTCAATGACAGTAGATGCAAATATAAAATACACTATTCGCACCGGCGAAAATCTTGAAAATGTTCAAACTTTGCATAAATCCATTCCCGGAATTCACATTGGAAAAATGCCAATCATGTTGAAATCATCCACCTGCATTCTCAACCAATACTCACACATCAGCGATGCCGAGACAGGCGAATGCGCATATGACGCCGGCGGCTACTTTATTATCAACGGCAGCGAAAAAACAGTCCTCGGGCAAGAACGAGCGGCCGAAAATAAAGTGTACTGTTTCAATATTTCAAAAGGAAACACCAAATGGAACTGGCTCGCAGAAGTAAAATCTGTGCCCGACAACAAGTGCATTTCACCCAAACAAATCAACATGATGATCGCCTCGAAAAATAACGGGTTCGGATTTCCTATTTATATCCAGATTCCGCGCGTCAAACACCCGCTTCCCCTCTTCGTTCTGTTTCGCGCACTGTCTGTTCTTTCCGACAAGGACATTTGCGAGAAAATCATGCTCGACATTGAGGGCGGAGATAACAACAAAGCCATTCTCGCCTCACTTCAAGCGTCTATTATTGACGCCAACACGGTTCTCACACACGAAGACGCCATGCGCCAGCTCACAACGAATGTAATGTACACACCAATGTACATGGATAAAGAAACCGGCGCAAAAAAGAAACGCGACTTTGCAGTTGATATCCTGAACTCTGATTTGTTTCCCCATTGCAAAACTGCAACACATAAAATATACTTTCTGGGATACATGGCCCTGCGTCTCATTAAATCTAGTTTGGGAATATTGAAACACGACGATCGCGATTCGTACATGAACAAGCGTGTTGATTTGACCGGCGCACTGCTCAACAACCTCTTTCGAAACTATTTCAACAAAGTGGTCAAAGATATGACGAAACAAGTGATTCGAGAAATTAATACGGGCTCTTGGCGCTCCACGGAAGATTATGTCAGTATTATCAACAAGACAAATGTCTACAAAATTATCAAATCAACAACCATTGAAAATGGTATCAAGCGCGCGCTTTCCACCGGCGATTTCGGAATCAAAAATACAAACACAACCAAAGTCGGTGTTGCTCAGGTCCTGAATCGCTTGACATATGTTTCCAGTTTGAGCCACCTTCGCAGAGTCAATACACCAATCGACAAGAGCGGTAAACTCATCCCGCCCCGTAAATTGCACAATACTACATGGGGATTTCTCTGCCTGGCCGAGTCGCCTGAAGGCGCCAGCGTCGGCGTCGTCAAAAATATCAGCTACATGAGCCACATTACCATTCCAAGCAATCCTGAGTCGCTACATACTCAAGTCGAGTCCCACATCGATACACTGGATAAATTCGCCGATTGCAAAGATTTATACGACAAAGTCAAAGTGTTTGTAAACGGCACATGGCTCGGAATCAGCAGAGACCCCGTCGAACTGTATACCATTCTCAAAGAGAAAAAATGCAGGGGTATGATCAACGTCTACACCTCCATCGTATTCGACATTCGAAACAAGGAGATTCGCGTTTGCAGCGACGCCGGCAGAATCACCCGCCCCGTTTTGCGCGTAAAAGACAACAAGTCGTTCATTAGTGCCGACCTCCTTCACAAATTGGACCGCAAAGAATTGAGCTGGGACGACCTCGTAACCGACTGCAAAATTGGCGATGCAATCATCGAATACATTGACCCCGAAGAACAGAATTTCAGTATGATTGCCATGAAGCGCACCGATCTCCGAAACTCGCTTTTACAACGGGGCTCGCAGAACTACAATTACACCCACTGCGAAATTCACCCCAGCACCATTTTCGGAATTCTCGCGTCATGTATCCCTTTTCCCGAGCACAACCAGTCACCCAGAAATACTTATCAGTGCGTTGGAATTTACGAAAATGTCCTAATGGAAGACGGTTCACGAAGACAAATAAAGGATGTTGCCATCGGCGATCGTGTTGTGTCATTTAATCCCAACACATTTGAAATGACAACAACCAATATTGTAAATCACTTTATTCGTAAAAATGATCATCCTGTTTACAAGGTCAAAACTATTAGCGGAAGAGAAATTGTAGCAACAGAAGATCACAAATTTATGACGAACTATGGTTGGAAAACTGTGAGCGAGTTGATGCAAAACAATGAATTAAGAATTGGAATTACTCACTTCCCAAAATATAGTTATCAAGATAAAACAGACGATGCTTGCATCATCGATGAAAATAGATTTATTACAAAAATGAGAGAACTTGAAATTGATGAAACAAAAAATAGAAAAATGAATAAAATACAAAAATACATCGAGAAATTAAAGCACATTGGCTTACTCCCATTACATGTACATGAGAATAATCCAAAACTTTCAGCTTTATCACGAATCATTGGTTACTTATATGCAGATGGTTCTATAAATATCTACATCAGAAACAGAGTGAATTCTAATAATGAAGAATATAAATACAAAGAATTTCAATGTTCATTTGACTTTGGACAATATTGTGATGCAGTTGAATTTTCAAATGACTTGAAATCGATTGGTTTTGACTATAACGTTAAAATAATGGAAGGAACAAGAACATTTTCAAGCGGTGAAAACGAGAGGTTACAAACTCATCATACATACACTATAATATACAACGGCTACTTCCCTGCATTTTTAATAAGCATTGGAGTTGGATATGGAAAAAAAACAGAAACATTACGAAATAGCATTCCCGATTGGATTGTTAAAAATAATAATTATGGTGTTCAATTTATTAGAGGATTTCAAGGTGGAGACGGGTGTAAAATAAGATGGGATAAAGTTATAGATAAAAGATTGCCTGTAAAGAAGGAATCGTATTTAATAAAAATTCAAGAAACATCACAACAGATCAATCCAACTCTTAAAAAATCATTAGTTACATTTATGAATCAATGTGCTTTAATATTAAATAATCTACAAATAAGTGTATTACACGTAAAAGAACATAAAATAAGTGATTCAAGAATTAAAATATCGTTTACTATTTCAAGCAAATTGGAAAATATTATAAAATATTACGACACTGTCGGTTATGCATACTGTTGTTCTAAGAACATTGAATCATTTAAAGTTGTTGAATTTCTCAAAACAAAACAAAATAATAAACTCGCGTATTCTAGCATCGAAGAATGGATGAAGGATATTCAAGTTATTAATAACTTGGCATTTATACCGATTGAATCTATAACAAGACAAGAAGATTGCATGATTTCTGACATTGAAGTTGCACACGATAATCATTCGTTTATTGCTGGAGACAATTTTGCAAGTTCAAACTGTGCCATGGGGAAGCAAGCCATGGGCATGTACGTCACCAATTTCCACAATCGCATGGACAAGACGGCCTACGTCCTATCCAATCCCATGCGCCCCCTCGTAGATACCCGCGTCATGCGGATGATTAAACTCGACGAAATCCCGTCCGGCGCCCCCGTCATCGTCGCAATCATGAGTTACACCGGCTACAACCAAGAAGACAGTATTCTCATTAACAAGGGCGCCATCGATCGCGGCTTATTCAGCGCAACCATTTACCACACTGAAAAAGATGAGGACAAGAAACTTAATGGCGACGAGGAAATCCGATGCAAACCCGATTCCACGAAAACAAAAGGAATGAAATTCGGAAACTACGGCAAACTCAATAGCAAAGGCGTCATCCCCGAAAATTCCATCATCGAAAACCGCGACATCATCATGGGAAAAGTCATTCCCATCAAGGAAAACCGCAACGATCACACCAAACTCGTCAAATACGAAGATGCCAGTAAAATGCACCGAACAACCGAAGATTCATACGTCGACAGAAACTACATGGAACGCAACGGCGACGGGTACACCATCTGCAAAGTCCGCATTCGCACTTTTCGCAAACCCGTCATCGGAGATAAACTCAGCAGTCGTCACGGACAAAAGGGCACCATCGGAAACATCATTCCAGAAATGGATATGCCATTCACGAAAAGCGGCCAGCGCCCCGATATCATCATCAATCCCCACGCCATCCCCTCCCGTATGACCATCGCACAACTCAAAGAAACCCTCCTCGGAAAAGTCCTCCTCGAACTCGGCCTCTTCGGCGACGGAACCTCCTTTGGAGAACTCGACGTCTACACCATCCGCAACGAACTCCTAAAACTCGGCTACGAAAACAACGGAAATGAACTCCTGTATAACGGCCTATCCGGCGAACAAATTGAATCCGACATTTTCATGGGACCCGCATTCTACCAGCGCCTAAAACATATGGTAAATGACAAACAACACAGCAGATCCATCGGTCCAATGGTAAATCTCACGCGTCAGCCGGCCGAAGGCCGATCGCGAGATGGAGGATTACGATTTGGAGAAATGGAACGAGACTGCGGTCAAGGAGATACGCCAATTACACTTTCACATGGTATTAGCGTAAGGTTGGATTCGCTGAGCAAAAATAACGGACACGCAAATATTATGAGTTGGAGTGAAGAAAAAAATGGAATCATTCCTTCTAAACAAGTGGCATTTATGGACAGGGGGGTGCGCGAATGTGTAGAGTTAACATATGAAGATGGAAGAAAAATTACATTCACAGAAGATCATCCTTTGCTAACATCTGATAACACATGGGTAAAGGCAAAAGATATTCAGTTAAATGTTACTAAAATTAAAACAAGTATTACTTGTCCCCTTGTTGATGTAAATGAAGAAATTAAAGAATGTTCTGATTGGAAACTTCAGGTTGGAAATATATTACTTCAAACGAATACTCACGAAGAATATATGAAAACTCTTGCATTTGCGCGCATAATCGGACTTTTAATTACTGATGGACATATGAATGTGAAAGATAAAATTGCATCGTTATTTTTAGGTCACATGATAGACGTATATTCTATTTTAGAAGATATTAAAATGTTTTGTGAAAGTCAACAAACAAATTTTGTAATTAAAAATTTATTTATAGTTAGAATTCCTGCAAAATTAACGAATCAAATTATTCAGTTACCCGGTTTATTAAGTGGACGAAAAGTAAATCAGACAGGAATGCTTCCTGAATTTATATTGGATGAAAAATGTCCTAGACCCATTGTCCGCGAATTTCTTGGCGGAATGTTTGGCGGAGACGGACACACATGCGTTCTTGGAATGCATAGAGGAAAACGCGATTTGTTATCATCGGTTTCATTTTCACAAACCAAAACATACGAACATCGCGAATCGTTGCAAACAATGTTTGAAGATATACAGAAGTTACTTGCCAAATGCGGTATTCATAATACAACGATCCAAAAACCAAAGGAAACATCATTTTCCAAAAATAAATTTCAGTTACAAGATAAAAATGATGCATCGAATCGAAGTTTTCAATTGACGCTTCATCTCCCCATGGAACAACTTATTCCATTCTCCGAAAAAATTGGATTTCGTCATTGCTGCCACAAATCCCAGCGTCTTGAAGCCGGTGTTTCGTATCGCCGCCTGCGTGAAGAAGTTTGCCGTCAACACAATTGGCTGGTGAATCGTGTTGATGAAATCACGCATTTCAAGGAAATCAAATCAAAGAATCCGGATAAGACGGTGCCTACAAAGAGTGCAATTCTTCAAGCCGTCGAAGAGCTCAAAAAAACAGAAGGACTCCTTCACGATTATGCTATTCCAAGCACGCATGATATTACCGATCATTTGATTAAAGGAACAGAGTTTGGTAAATTCACATCTAAGTCATTTCCTACTGCCGAACAATTTCTGGAAAAAATTGGAGCGCTCAAGTGGTTTCTAAGCGATGATAATCAACCCAAAAAAATGGATGATGTGAACGAAGAATTATTCAAAGAAGTAGAAGAAGCAGAGGAAACGGAATTGAATGTAGGATATGGTGTTCATCGCGGAAGCAACGCTCTTCCGACCATGAATCTTGAGGTTGTGTCGCGTATCAACGTCGGCCCGAAGCACGTGTATGACATTAGCGTTGAAGACACGCATTCCTTCCTTGCAAATGGAATCGTTGCACACAATTGCATGGTATCGCACGGAGCTGCACGATTCACGCGCGAGCGACTCTACGACGTTTCCGATAAATTCCAGGTGCACGTGTGCTCGAAATGCGGAATGGTTGCGGCGTACAATGACGCGCTTGGAATTCACTGCTGCAAAATGTGCGACAACCGCACCGATTTCGCGTATGTCGAGATTCCGTATTCGTGCAAACTCCTGTTTCAAGAGCTGCAAACCATGAATGTGGTTCCGCGAATTATGACGGAATAAAATATTATTATTGGAGGTAGTCAGGGTAAGTAGAAATAATAAATGATATATTAAATAAATTGTTATGAAAAAAAATATAAAAAATATTATATATTATTTTTCTCTCAAATCTCTCTACAAGTTACGAATGAAACTCTTTTTATAAATGTTAATCGCAAAACGTGTTGGCGATAAAAAACGCACCCACGAGTCCGAGCAGCGCGCCCAAGTGGTAATTGTATTGCATGATTCGATATACGTTTAACCACGCCTGTTTCTGTTTATCGCCGTCAATGTGAAGAATCATCCAGTCGCTTTTAGGAGACAGCATGTAGTAAAAATAATTGGTCATGAATGTAATTGCGCCAACGACGCAAATGGTTGAAAACCGGTTGATTTTATACGAATTCTTTGTCGCGCTTTTCCAAAATAAGAATAGGAAAGATAAAACAAGTCCTAAACCGAATCCCGTGAAATAAATTCTGCGCCGCTCGTCTGCAATTTTTTTATAGATTGCATTTTGTTTTGCAGAGAGAACTTGAGTAAATTTCTGAATGGAAGATACGCTGTCTGTTTTATACATTGTGAAAATCATTGCAACAATAAACATTGTTGCGATGATACAGCTTTTCATACAAACCATTTTTAGTTAACCTTTTTATTATTATTAATTATAGAAAAGAATAAAAACAACACAAAATAAAATATTATTATATTATTATATATTAATATTTATTTCAAACTCGTTTTATAAAATAGTCAAATGAAACTAGTTTTAGGAGGTTTATACAATGGATTTTCCGCTAAATTGCTTGGAGGCGGTTCAGGTAAAAGCGGAAGTGGGGGGCCGGATGGCAGCAGCGAGCGCGAAATGACTCGTGTTACACTGAGGGAAGCGTGGAACGGTCAAGCTGCCAGCGGCAGTGTAAACAACGTAACGGTTGCAGTCACCCCGTTTCGCGCTGTAAACAATGCCGGCGACTTTTTGAATCGTCAATACTATACTTCCGGCGGGTCGTCCCAGATCAATTCTTTAAGGGGCGGGCTAACTGGATGGAAGACCATGGCAGGAGCCGTTCAGCCGGATCCTGATGGTAGCGGCGTCCCCTCTTCCACATGCAACGTAAAATACGTGTATGACAGTTCCGATTATACGCGATTTAGAAAACTTCAGGCGTCCAATCGCAACTACAATGATGGCAGTTTTGGCGGAAACTTGAACAGCGGAGCCCAGTCGAAGATTCGAGCATCCAAACGATTTTTTTAATTATTTACATCATTGCATTTTATTATATTTGGGTTTTTTAATTTAATAAATAATATAATAAAATTAATAAAAATATAAAAATAATAAAATAATATAAAATATCATCAAGTCAAATCATACCAATCGCGACAATCATTGTATTCATTTATTTATAAATATTCTTATAGCACATTTATACATTTATAGTATCGGTAGTATATGTCTTCTGCTTTTGATGTTAGTTCTACTCCCGATGATAAACCAGTTGATATAAAAAATGCAGCAGTTGCATTATTTTTTGAAAATGAGGTATATCTTGTTAGATTGAGGAAAAATCAAAAATGGACATTTCCTGGAGGTAATCTTAATCGGAAAGAGTCGTCCTATGATGCAGCATTTCGAGAATTTAAGGAAGAAACAGGAACGGCGATATTAAGTTGGGTTACAAGTACTCGTCAACAAATCATGAAATATATATACAGCGGAACACAACAAAAATACCACACTGATATTTATGTTATACGATGTACTATAAAACCACCTATTAACTATACACAGAATTCAGAAACAGATAGAGGTGAATGGCACCCAATACAAAATGTAGAACAAGGCAAGTTAGACCTTAGATTTGATAGTACTATAGATTTAATAAATTATTTATTTCATAGTGTAAATGCATCTAATAATATTTGGCCTCGAATTTCATCTTCTTCTAGAGCAGCTTCTTCAAAAATTAGACCCGCGGCCATTATTCCCATGAGTACTCTACCAAAAAATTGGAATCAGTATGTTGATTTGAACGGAAGAACATATTACCATTATGTTATAAATAATCACACTCAATGGGAACGACCCACATTACCACTAGGATGGGCTGAGAAAATTGATGGTGGGGGGAAACTGTATTATATTGATAGTGGTGGAACAGTATCAAATTTGTGGCCAGGATTAGAAAAACCAGTAGAAACTTCGTTTTTAACACCACCACCGGTACAAAAAAAAAAAGAAGCATCATCACTACTATCATCACTACCACAATCGGCATCGCCGCAAATAAGACAAGCACTATCATCATCAACATCACTACCACCAAGAAGAAGAAATGCATCATCATCACCACCAAGAGGAAGAAATGTATCGCCACTACCATCACGACTACGATCACAATCGATACCACCAGCACAAACACAAAATATTGAACCACAATATCTACCAGAACAATATCCACAACAACAACAATATCCACAACAACAATATCCACAACAGTATCCACAACAACAATATCCACAACAACAATATCCACAACAATATCCACAACAATATCCACAACAATATCCACAACAGTATCCACAACAGTATCCACAACAGTATCCACAACAGTATCCACAACAGTATCCACAACAACAACAGTATCCACAACAACAACAGTATCCACAACAACAACAGTATCCACTACAACAACAGTATCCACAACAACAACAGTATCCACTACAACAACAGTATCCACTACAGTATCCACAACAACAATATCAACAACAACAATATCAACAACAACAATATCAACAACAACAACGATATCCAGAACCACTGACACCATCGCCCCCGCAACAATCACGACCACAGTTACAATCATCACGACCACCGCCACCACCATCACGACCGCCACCACCATCACGACCACCAGGACCACCACCACCGGGACCACCACCACCAGGACCACCACCACCAGGACCACCACCACCGGGACCACCACCACCGGGACCACCACCACAAGAAGAAGATGAAGAAAAAGAAGAAGAAAATGCGACACAATCAAAACCACCAAAAATAATCATAGATTCGCCGGCCACACAAAAAATACTTGAAGTGTTATATTCCAACGGTGAAAATTTATCCAAAGATGCTATCGAAGCAATCGAATATAATCAAACAACATCAGATCCTATTCTATTCGACGAAATGTTGAAAGATAAAGAGAAGAGGGGGACAAAAGCAAAATGTAGCGAAATATTTGGATTTACCATGAGAACACTAACACACGATGAGTGTGTAAAGTTTCAAATAAATTCATCTAAAAATTATCAAATCATAACAAGCATTGAACCAGGTAGTATTGCATCAATAAGTGGTCTAAAAATAGGCGATATTCTAATTGGAATGTACAACCGTGATAACATTCAACCTACCGATATGTTGTACGACTTTATAGACGAAGATGCTCTTTATAATGTAAATGTAAACACCCCCAACGACGATGATATTACTAATATTACTATACTTTATATTCGTTTTCGAGTATTACGATTTGTTTATAAAAATATATTTGATTTTAATTTAAATTATCGTGATATTGACATTCTTCCACTGAAAGTACTAGTTCATACAAACCGATTTGCGTTGCCTTATCTCGGTAATGTTAATAATACGATCATTCATTTTGGAAGTGTATATTTTAAACACATTGATGGACTAACTGATTCTACACAACAAATGGGAGGAGGTAAGGAGGATCAAGCCGGTCCAGCCGATTCGGCCGAAAAACCAGAAACGCTAACGCCACTACAAATAGCTACTAACTTTAAAAGCGGTACTGAACAATTAATTTTGAATGAAAAAGATGAAACTATATCTGAATTAGCTAGAATGGAAATTCGAACAAATATATTAAAAAATTTGAATATACAAAGAAACTATCTCGAAGATCGAATTAGTCGAACAACTTATAATGAAGAGGTAATAAAAGATGTAACGAAAGATCTGTTAAATGAAAGAAAAAAAAAACCAGATTTAAAATTAGATGATCTATTTAAAAAATCAAAATATAGAACAAAAAAAATACCATTTGAAGCAGAAAATACAAAAAAACAAAATTTCGAAAAACTTCAAAAACAAATAGATGAAAATTATAGCAAAATACTATATTATGAAACCAAAAATTTAAAATATTTATTCGAAAAAGAAAAAGAAACGGACCCCGGCCCAAGTAAAACAGCCATACAAAATGAAATATTAAAAAAATTAATGTTGCGTAAAATGTTTCTTAAGGAACCAACAAATATTGAATTAAATGATAGGTTGATAAAAAAGTACAGAAAAAAATTATCACTGACACTAGCTTCATTAGAACCGGGTCCTTCTGAAGGTCAAGGTGATGAAGGTCAAGGTGATGAAGGTCAAGGTGATGAAGGTCAAGGTGATGAAGGTCAAGGTGATGAAGGTCAAGGTGATGAAGGTTCTAGTCAATCTGATGAACAACCACTAACAGAAGAAGAACAAAAACGACTAAAAGAGGAAGTTGACGACATGTGGCAAGAATATGTAGATGAAGGTAAAAAAACGCCTCTTACTGAAGAGCAGTTAGAAGCAGTTACTGAAGCAGCGTTACAAAAACTACATTTAGAAGAAGAAGAACGAGATAATAGCAGTGGAGCTGCCGCCGTCGAATATCCCGTCGTCGACTATCCCGCCGTCGACTTCATGACCAAGTTTAACTTTAAAGGATCGGATCCACATATTGATGAAGATGAGTTGGAACGTATCATTGCGAATACGCAAGAAGATATTGAAAATGAAGATAAGGAAAAATCAACTATTAAATTGCAGAATGCTTATCGAACCAAAATATCTCGAGACAAATTCAATAAAATTAAAATAGCTAGAGAAAAAGCTGCTGCTGCTGCTACTACATTACAGAATGCTTATCGAGCCAATATAGCTCGAGACAAATTCCAAAAAAATAAAATAGCTACAGAAAAAGCAAAAACTCGTCCAAAACCAGTTATGTTCAATTTTACCTTTATTAACCAACCTGACAAACCTAAAAAATCATTTATTTATGATTCTACAGTAAAAATTGGAGATATAAAAAAACATATGTTTGAAAATACAAATGCGGTTTTAAAAAGACCATGTTTTGATAATAAAAATATTGTATTCAAACTAAATCTAAATGGAACCGAAAATGTAATGAATGACGATCAACTGGCAGGAGAATTTACATCTCCGGTTAACGTTTCGGTAACATGTAGCGACGAAGATGCAGAAGAAGCTGCTGCTTATGCGCAAAAAATGGAGGCAGCTGCTAAAGTACACAATGCCATTCTAGCCAAAACAGCTCAAGAAAAATACAAAACAGCTAAAGAAGAAGCTGCTGCTTATGCTGCTTATGCGCAAAAAATGGAGGCAGCTACTACATTACAGAGTGTCATTCGAGCCAAAACAGCTCAAGAAAAATACAAAACAGCTCAAGAAAAATACAAAACAGCTAAAGAAGAAGCTTATGCGCAAAAAATGGAGGCAAAAATCATTGAAGATGCGTTAGAATTAGTTATGAATCCTTCAGTATCAAAAGATGCAAATTATACATTATTAGAAGAAGAGTACAAACAGTGGCTACAATTTATTACTACATATGCATCATCTTTAAATAAACAAGATAAAGATGACATTTTTTATTTCATACGCATAACTGGTAATAGATTTAAAACAAATCCTCTTGCGGCGTTAACCAGTTTTTGCAGTACCTTAAGAGAAAAATTTCCAGAACAATATCTGGATTTGAAGAAACAACTAAAGCTAAAGCAACAACAACCGGTAGTAGCGCAACTACTAACATATATTTATTATCTTTCCCCTGATAATAGCATACTTCCATTTACATTTGTTAAAAATGAATCTGAAGGTGTTGTTACTTTAAAAAGTAATAAAATATTCTCGTTTACTTCTATACATGATGATATGGTTGACAGTGGTGTATTACCACCACGTATCCCTGAAATTACCGTATCCGATGCCAATCCTCCCTATAATACACAAAGTATAATCACTTTAACATTAACTGATCAACAATTTGCTTTATTAGAAATTGCAGCTACAAATAATTTAAAATGGACTTTAAAATCAAAAAACGGGCCTAAAGTAGAGTTTCGTGGCGTATGGTATAACGACAAACCTGCTCTCGATGCAAAAATTGCTCTCGATAAAAGAGGTGCTGCTGACTTAAGTGCAACAAAAATACAGCAACAGCAACAGCAACAGCAACAGCAACAGCAACAGCAACAGCAACAGCAACAGCAACAGCAACAGCAACAGCAACAGCAACAGCAACAGCAACAGCAACA